GCCTAAACTTATACCCGCTGGCGGATATGGTGAAGAGGTTTAACACAACCGGCTGTGAACCGGCCATGCATGGGTTCGACTCCCATTATCCGCCCCATATTAGAACGACAAAAGTGATACAAACGGGTATCACTTTTTTTGTGCCAAAAACCGCGATTAATGGTCCTTTTCTTGATAACAGACTGACTTAGGCTTGGTCAATCATGTTCTTTTTTTGGCTTTTTAGAGGCAAAAGAAGGCCCACTCGTTAAACGGATTACCTTAGGGGGTGCACTCGTTAAACGGATAATGGGGAGGGGGTGCACACTCGTTAAACGGTTTTATTTTTTAGACATTAACTGTGGGATTTTTTATGATAAAGTGATATAATCTTGTTAATTGTGAGGTAAGCATGGATTACGCCAAAAAGCTCAAAGAATACCGAGAGCGTGAATTATTGACACAGCAAGAACTAGCCAAAAAGTTAGGTGTGGCTTTTGTGAGCGTTAACAGATGGGAGCGTGGCCATCATGAGCCTACAATGAAAATGAGAAGAAAGATCAGAACGCTCCTTAAGGAAGCTGGAATATCGGAGGAATAAAACATGGACGATAAAAAAATGAATGTTAATGAACAGGTTGGGATGATTTTGTCAATCGCCAATCAACTCAGAGGGCCATTCAAAGAGGATGAATATCAAAACGTAATTATCCCAATGACGATTTGTCGTCGTTTTGAATGTATTTTAGAAAAGACAAAATCAAAAGTAGTGAGTGCATTTGAATCTGGTATAACCAACGACAAAAGATTAAAGTTTTTATCTGAATTTAGCATTTATAACACTTCTCGTTTTTCTTTAAAAACTTTGTTGGATGATCCATCTAAAATCGCATCAAATTTTAAAGATTATTTGGAACACTATAATGATACGGCTAAGCAAATTTTTGTTCAGATGAAATTTTTTGACACCATTGACGCAATGGAAAAAGGAAAAAAACTTTATCAGGTAATTAAAAAATTCTCTAACGCTGATTTATCAACCGAACACGTATCCAGCATGCAAATGGGATATATCATGGAAGAAATTATCAGAACTTACTCAGAAAACGCCAGCGCTGGTGATCACTTCACCCCAAGAGAGGTTATTAGATGTCTTACAAAATTGTTATTAGCTGAGGGCTGTGATGATCTTTTTGAGGCTGGAAAAATTGTTACAATTGGGGACTTTGCTTGTGGCACTGGTGGAATGCTGTCCGAAGGATATCGAATGATAAAACAGCTAAATAGTTCAACGGATGTCGAGCTATTCGGCCAGGATAACAATGGATGGTATGAGGGAATTGCTGAAGCTGAAATGATAATCAAAGGGCAAAACCCTGAACACGTTAAACTTGTTGAGAGCACATTGACAACAGATGCATTTCCGGACAATAAAGTCAGACTTGTTTTGATGAATCCTCCATTTGGCCTAAACTGGTCAAAAAAGGAAATTGGCGATGAACAATTTTCTAAAATATTGGAACAAAACAGAATTAATGGGTGGTATCCAGCCGGTGTGCCAAGTTCTGCTGATTCTCAAATGCTTTTTTGGCAATATGCATTGAATAAAATGGATGATCAAAAAGGTCGTGGCGCAATAATCTGTAACGCCTCTCCTTTATTTAGCGGTGGAACAAGAAGTGGAGAGTCTAATATTAGAAAATATGTTCTAGAAAATGATTGGATAGAAGCGATAATTCAATTTTGCCCTGAACTTTTCTACAATACCGGAATATCAATTTATGCAATAATATTCAATAAAAATAAATCACCAGAAAGAAAAAACAAAATACAATTAATAGATGCAACTTCTTTCTGCTCAAGAATGTCGAAAGGTCTTGGATTTAAAAGAAATCAGCTTACTGAGAGCCACATAGATACAATCGTAAAAGAGTACTCTGACTTTAAAAATGATGATTATTCTAAGATTTATGAAAAAGAAGACTTTTATTATAGAGAGGTCATTTCTCAACAGCCTTATCAAAGGACATTTTCTATTACTGAGTCAACTATAAGTGACTTGATTGATTCGCCTCAATTTATGAATTTATTTGACGATGATAAGTACCAAGAATTATTAGATCTTCCAGCAAGGACACAGCTTCAAAACAATAAGATAAAAGAGATCGAGGAAGGGAAAGCGCTTCAAGAGACAATAGTTAGTAAACTAAAAGCTCATGTTGGAAATCAAGTGTGGAAGAACAGAGACCTTTTTACGCATGACATTTGTTGCTTTATACCTGAAATAAAAGGCAAGAATAAAGCAATAAAAGCCATAGTTTATGCGTGTTCAAAAATCGATGAATTAGGAGATGTCTATAAAGGGAAAAATGGTAAACTTGAGGCTGATAGCGATCTTCGAGATGTTGAAATAGTGCCTTATAAAGAGAATGTGGATGAATACTATAAACGTGAAGTTTTGCCTTTTGCCCCAAAAACGTGGTATGAAATTCAACCAGAAAACATTTCCGTCGGTTGTGAAATAAACTTTAATAAATATTTCTATAAATATTCTGCTCCTGAAAGTTCAAAAACTATAATGCTAAAAATTAAAGAGCATGAAAAGAAAGAAAAAGAATTGATGGAGGATTTGTTTAATGAGTAATCCTTCCGTTAATCCTTGGACTGGTAAAATACCAGACTCATGGGAATGCATTAGACTTAAATATTTGGCAGACTATAACAACTATTATCCTATAGGAGATGGTGACCACGGATCAATAGTTCCTGCCATGTACAAATTTGCAGAAGAAGATGGATACGTTCCGTATATTCGTGTTCAAAACCTTTCATTTGAAGGGAATATTTGTCTTGATGACGTTGTTTATATTTCAAACAAGGTAAATTGCGACAACTATAAAAGTAAGTTGGTTCCTAATGATATTCTTATTGCTAAAACCGGTGCAACTGTAGGAAAGTTAGGAATCGTTCCAACCAATATTCCCTCCGCTAATACCACTTCATCGGTTGGAAAAATTACTCTCTCTACCATGTATAATCGAGATTTTATTTTTTACACATTAATGGCTGACCATGAACAGACAAAATTAAAGCAAATAGCATTCCAAAAATCAGCTCAACCCGGTTTTAACATTGACGATATTAGAGATTTGCCTATAGCTCTCCCCGATTATAAAACTCAATGCGAGATAGGTGCGTTTCTTCGTGATAAAGTAACAAAAATTGATTCGCTAATTAGTGAATTGAATACTCAAGTAGATCTTCTAGAAGAATATAAAGGGATGTTTGTAACGGATTTAATTTCTTCTTCAGAGTATGAAAGTATTTTGACTCCGCTTAAGTTTATGGGACGTTTTTTTGGTGGTCTTACATATTCGCCAGATGATATTGTTGATAATAATGAGGGTACACTCGTTTTACGCTCATCAAATATACAGAATTGGAAGCTTTGCTTTGATGATTGTGTTTATGTTTCGTCACGCCTTGCCAAAAACCGACCTGCAAAAGTTAATGACATCCTAATTTGCTCTCGTAATGGCTCAGCCAGCCTCATTGGAAAATGTGCGATAGTTGACAGTGACAATTATTCTTTTGGCGCTTTTATGATGATATGCCGATCTCCGAAATATTATGAATATCTTTATTATTTCTTAATGTCAGCGAATTTCCGCTCTTATTTATCACATACTCTATCGGTTACTGTAAACCAAATTACATCGCGAACAATAAGCGAAGTAAAGGTTCCTAAATTTTCTGATAATGACACTAAAGAAATTTGTTTCAAAATCAAAGAAGAATTCTCTCGAATTGATAAATTAATTGACATAAAAAAAGAAAAAATAAAATTGATCCAAGAATTTAGGAAATCTTTTATTTACGAAAAAGTTACCGGAAAGGACAAAATGTAATGAGTATTAATAACACCAAAGACCTTCTTGAAAGATATGGTTTTCAAAAGGTATTTAAAAATTATCTAATTAAAAAATGTGGTTTTGAAGAAGGCAATACAAACGATTACAACATGCTTTATGCTGTTGATGAAAGTAAGCTTTTTACTTTTCTTAAAAACTCACAGCCTAAAGAATATGCCAAAGTATCTAATAGACCAAATTTTAAATCTGACTTTATAAAGTATCTTCGTGCAGAAATTAAAGAGAGGGGACTTCTTGATGTTTTGAGAGGAAATCCCGAAAACAATGATAGCGGTGAGATCAAATGGTTTGGTGCTCATTTTAAATTGATGTATTCTAAGCCATCAACGACAATTAATGAGACCGAAAACAAAAGATATGAATCTAATATTTTAAGTGTTACTGAGGAACTAGTTTATAGAAAAATTACGGACGAAAAGAGCGGAGAGGAAAATGAAGTCGGCAGGGGCGACCTTACTTTGTTTATTAATGGACTTCCTATAATCTGGATCGAACTGAAAGCTAATAGCAGTGGACAGTCAATTGCTAATGCCGAAAGACAATTTATGTACACGCGTGATCCAGATGAACTCGTTTTCACTTTCAAACAAGGCTGTCTGGTTTATTTTGCCATAGATTTGGAGGAGGTAGCCTTTACAACAAGGCTTAAGAGAACTGACACTGTGTTTATGCCTTACAACAAAGGCGTCAATATGCACAAAGGGAATCCTGATGTAAAAGATGATATTAAGACCTCCTATATGTGGAATGAGATACTAACAAAAGACAACATCATCGAGTGGCTGTCTAGCTATATAGTAGATGAAAAAACAACGGACAAAGACATACATGGTGTCTTTAAAACTAGTGAAAAAATAATCTTCCCAAGATACCATCAATTTCACGAAGTATCTAATGTACTGGCTGACGTTAAAAATAAAGGTGTTTCTGGTCAAAATTATCTGATAAAAGATAGTCCCGGAAGCGGAAAGACCTATTCAATTGCGTGGCTTGCTCATCATCTGGCATCACTTCATAAAGACAATAAACCTATTTATGATTCTGTCATAGTTGTCACCGATAGACTTGTCGTTGATGATCAGCTTCAAAAAGCAATATTGCGAATCCCTCACACGGAAGGATGCGTTGAGGTGATGGACGAAGACTGTACATCGGAGCAATTAGCTGGCGCGCTAAACTCTTCTACTAAAATCATTGTTTCCTCGATACAAAAATTCTCTTTTATTTTGGAAAAAGTCAAACCATTAAAAGATTGCAAATTCGCCATCATTATCGATGAATGTCACTCAAGTACTAAGGGCGCATATATTACCAACGCTAAGAAAGCCTTGTCGCAGTCGGAGGCGAGCTTAGAAGACGCGAAAAACGAAGACAAGGACGATCAAGATAGCATTAATGATGCCATCGAGGATGATATTGCATCCAGCGGAAAGCAAATGAATATCACATTTTTCGGCTATTCTGCAACTCCGAAAAGAAAGACTCTTGAGCTATTTGGCACTAAGCTTCCCACCTTAAATAATGGGAAGGCGGAGTTCGTTCCATTTGCTGAGTATTCTATGCAACAAGCCATTGAAGAGGAGTTTATTCTTGACGTTCTTACAAATTACACAACATATGACACTTATTTCAAAATCAATAAAATCATCCATGATAATCCTGAATTCGAGAAGACAAGAACGCAAAGGGCAATCTATAGATATGCAATGTTGCACCCCACAAATATTGCTCAGAAAATTGAAATAATAGTTGAGCATTTTATCGAGCATGTTGCATGGAGACTCGATGGAACGGCTAAAGGAATGGTTATCACAGACAGCAGAGAAGGGGCGGTAAGATATAAATTGGCTTTTGATAAATACATAGCAGAGCACCATATTGAAAACATGAAAGCACTTGTTGCTTTTACCGGCTCTTTAAAGCTAAACGACAATGACCAGACCGTTTATTCTGAAGCAATACTTAATAAATTTCCCGAATCTGAGACCAAAGACAGATTCAATACAATTGACTATCAAGTCTTGTTGGTGGCTAACAAATATCAGACCGGGTATGATCAACCTCTTTTATGTGCAATGTATGTCGATAAAGTGCTAAAAGGGATCAATGCTGTTCAAACACTTGGAAGGCTTAATCGAAAGATACCTAACAAGGATCAGGTTTTTGTTCTGGATTTTAGAAATTCCTATGAAGATATCAAGACTGCGTTTGCTCCATACTACACATCGACTTATCTAGTTGGCGAAACAGATCCAAACCAAATATACAAATTGGAAAGGACGATAGACAGTTATCATCTTACTAATGATTATGATTTAAATTCCTTTATTAGACTGACAATAAAGGACAAGAGGACGGATGCTGAAAAACAGGCGTGGTACTCGCTACTTAGCAAGGCAACATCTGTCTATAATGCCATCGGAAAGGATGAGGAAAAGGACAAGCTCAGAAAAACTATAAAAAAGTTTGTCGAAGGTTATTCTTGGATCATACAAGTCACCGTTTTTAACGATGAGGAGCTTCATAAGAAGAGCATCTTCTATCGATACTTGTTGAAATACATTTCTAGCAACGAGGTTCCTCCAGTTATTGACGTTTCAAGTTTAGTTGAAATTAAAAAAGTCAGGCAGAAAAAGACGGCCGATCACGAGGGGAACCCAAACGTCAAGGCTAATCCTGAAATCAAGGCTGGCTCACTAACATCGGCTGGAGCAAAGCATGAAGACATAATGGTAAGAATTGATGAACTCATCAGAGAAATGAATGAACTTTTCAATGCTGGATTCGATCAGACTCAATCTCCAAACATACTTCAACTGCTTAAGATCCTTTTGAGCGACGATGACGTAAAATTAAAGGCCAGCAATAATAAACCCGAGGACTTTGCCTTATATCTAAAGAAGAAAATTGAAAACGTTTTGCTAAAAGGGCAGAACGCAAGTGATGATTTTTATGACAAAGTCTTAGACAACGACGATCTTGAATCGAAATTAGTTGACTTCTTAGCCACCGAATTATATTCAAAAGTGAGGGACGAAGATAAAGGAGACAAATGATATGTCCAACGGAAAAGGCGTTATATATATTCTTACCAATCCCTCGTTTCCACAGTATGTGAAAATCGGTTATGCCGATGACGTTTATCAAAGACTCGACCAATTAAACAGAAGCGAGTGCATCCCGTTTGCTTTTAGGCTCTACGCTTACTATGAAGTGTCTGACAGATTGACCGACATCAAGCTTCATTCGTTAATAGATAAACTTAATCCGGGCCTTCGCACAATCGAGGACTTTCACGGTAAAAAACGAGTAAGAGAGTTTTACGCGATGGATGCCGAGGACGCCTATTCAATTCTGGAAACAATAGCGGAGATTAACGGGCTAAAAGACAATCTTGTTTTGGTGGAGCCTACTACTGACGAAATACACGACGAAAAAGAAGCCGGGGAAATTGTCCAGCTTGCCTCCAATAGGCATCATTTTAAAGAAATTGATTTTGTTTCCAGCTTAACCGGGAAAACTTACCACGGGAAAACAAACAAAGGTGGAACTCTCTGCATAATTGAAAAAGATTCTGGGGCAGAAGTCCCTAACAACTCTAATCCTTCTAAGAAGTCTATAATCGGTCAAGCACTGGTCGATTTGGGTTATGAAACCGCCAAAGACGAAACGCTCTATCAACGTTATCATCGCCTGACGAAAATCATATTAGAAAAGTCGAATAATCCTGAAGAGAAATAATTGTAGTGACTTCCGTTGTTAAGAGACGATAGGAGTTCAGACAGGCCTAGAAACACCTAGACCTGTTTTTATGTGCTTTTATGAACCATGGCGGGAAAGAGGCCGGCTTTCAAAAAAAATGGTTTAGGAAAATATTTCAAAAAAGTTACTACTACGTAGTAAAAGTGACCGATTGAAAAATCTTAGGTAATTTTTCGATTTTTCCCCCTATTAGATAGTGGAGGTACTTTTATGGAAAAGTCCAAAACAGACTACGTTCGACTCGAAAGGGAGGCGCTCGAGATCATGGAGATCGAGGGCAGGCTCCAAGGCGAAAGGGCCACGAGGGAAGACATCGACAGGATCGAGGCCATCGCCGACGGCGGGAGCCCGAGGGCGGAATTCGACGTCGGGATGTGCATCTACTGTGGTATCCAGCGCGAGGCCGACAAGAAGACCGCGTTCCAGTGGTTCGAGAGAAGCCGTAAGCACGCCAGCTCGGAGATCCAGTTCCAGCTTTGCTACGTCTATTTCACCAACGGGATGAAGGAGGAGGCCGACGACTGCGTTAGGCGCATGGTCGAGGACGATCCGGAATACGCCATCAGCATGCTCAAGGGCATGAAGGACGGCGCTCCGTCGAACTTGGCCTAGGATGCCAGCTCACGCTTCAGAGGAAGAACCATCTGATCGGCAGGCTCAAGCCTAAGCGGAAAGCCGCGAAAGGAAAGAAATCGAATAAAAGCGCTACTGTAATATTTATTTTATTTCAAAAAACTAATCAATAAACAATTCAGGGACGTTGAAAAGGATATTTTTAATTTCGTCTACGACAGACTCTTTCTGGCAATTCAGAAGAGTCTTTTTTAATCTGTAGCCATCTGTTGGCAGAGAGAGGTATTCTTGGTGCTGCCTGATATAATCAGCCGTTTCTCTGGATAAGCCGTTTCGCTGAAAGAAAATCGTTAGCGGGTTTGTGGACCCGTACTCGACATACTCATACCAGTCGTTGTCGAAGGGCTGCCCGTTATTCTTTATTTTTTTGTATTCAGTGGAGAAGCGCAGGAAATAATTGGCTATGCTGAAAAGAATGACGCTTTCGATTATCTGGAGCGTGTCCCCTATAACGATGTTTTTATGCTCCTGGGACCCATTATAAGGCTCATAGTGCCCGAAGGAGGTCAATACCTCCCTGTGATTGTCTCGGTTGTTATCTAGCGTATCCTTTAGCAGCAGATTAAGCCCGTAGCCGTTCATCCATCTTGATAGGATGACGGCATAATAATCTATTTTGTTACCAGACCCCAAAGTCTCTTGTTCGTAAATTCTCCATTTGAAAACCTTTAGAAGCTTGTACAAAAAATCCTTTAGCTTGTAGTAGTCTACGCGATTGTTTACCAATGGAGGGTATTCCAGGCCGGCATTTATAGCGTTGATCAGATTTTCTGTCTGGTCCAAGGAAACATTGATGTCATCATCTGGCTGAGGGCTTTCGGGTGACTTTTTTGTGAAATTCGATTTGATTCTCTGAGCTATTTTAGGGCTGAGAAGGCCATCAAATTGGGCTTTGACCACGCTGTCTCTGCCGCTTATTATGTCTTTTAGAAGAATAAGCCCCGTCTTGCGCATCAAATCATATTGCTCAGGCTGCTGGCCTTCCATGGGGCTTATTTGCGTGTCTCCGTTTGAGAATTGTGCTACCAAGTATCGTTTTTCTTCCCATGAAAGGGAAGATGATAATGAGATTCTCTGATCCGGGACATCTTTTGTCAGCAAATCCTTTATAGTTTTCTCCGACATGTTTTTGTCGCGGATTATGAAGACGTTGCCGTAAAGGTTGTATTCGATTCTGCCGACGCGCCCAAGCAGGTTTTTGAATTCGACGGCGTTCATGTTCCCTTTGTGGCCTATTCGGCAGCTTATGACTATTAAGTTATCGGCCGGCAAATTCACCCCTTCGATCAAAGTAGAGGTGCAGAAAAGCGTCTTTATCTTTCTGTCTCTATAAAGATCTTCGATCCTTGTCCTTATGTGCATTGGCAGATAGCCAACGTGATAGGCGACGCCTTTTCTTATAAGATCAGCAAGGAAATAATCCGAGTGGATTTCGTCTTTGATTTCTTGCGACAGTTTGTCCAGCTCAGGATCGTTGGGGCACTTCGAAATTGTGTCAGCGTAATCCCTGGCTGCTTTGACCGTCCTTTCTCTGCCGGAGCAATAAATGATATTTGACTTTGATTCGTCTTTTAGGATGATCTTTCTAATTAAATCCGAGGTGGTGTCCTGGGGCGATAGACCGAAAACGCGGACGAATGGGTCCTTTCCTTTTTTGTGCTCGTTAAATACTGTGAAGTCGAGTTTTTTCATATCCAAAATGTACTTCATTTGGCTGACTGGGCTGAAAGTGGTTCTCAAGGAACCGGAATCTTCCTGCTGGTCTTTGGGGAGGGCGGTCAAATAAACATCAGGGTTCGGGATATTCGGAGAAGCTAAGATGATGTGCGGCTTTCTGTCCCTTTGGGAGAGCATGTCCGTCACTTTGAAATAGAAAGTGCTTCGGCCATCGGCTTCGGACATTTTGTGCGCTTCATCGATGAATAGGTAGTCAATGGATAGGCTCGGGTAAGAAATCAGCGTATAAAGCATTCTTTCGGGGGTCATCACCATAATAAAATTCAGGTTTTCCTGCTTGAAGAAAAGGGAGTTACCCGAAGTCACAACTTTGAAATTCTGCTTTGCCAGTTCATCCTTGAGATCATCGTTGATAATGCCTGAAGAAATTTCGCTGATTAAGGCTTTGGTGGGGATCAGAATGGCGAAGTTGCCTTTGAAGCCGTTTAGAATCTTGTCCTTAATAAACATCCTCATCAGCAATGACTTGCCCATAGAGGTCGGCCCTGAATAGCTGAAGGAGTTATCCTCCAAATGCTCGTAAATCTCTTTTTGCTGATGGAAGAAATACTTGTCTTTCTGATGCGGGATCGCCAGATAGTCCAGGTCGAATTGCGAATAGAGCTCATCGAGAAAAGAGGTGCTTCTGTACTTTGTCTTTATTAGCTGCAGCCCACGGTAGTTCCCGATATTGGCCAGGATCGATGTCGCATAGGCTTTGACTTTGGCGTCTTCCGGGTCGATTGCGTTGAGCAGGGCGACGATTTCTTGGGCCCAGGAGCGTTGCTTTTCTGAATTCTCGTTCCCATAGGATTTCGAGAGGATATCCGCAAAACGAAGCAGATCATCCTTTTTCAAAGGCTTGTTTCTCTTGGTATAGCCCATCAGTTTCATTGAATAGTTGAAAAGGAGCGTCTCATAAAGCTCGTTTAGGTATTGGTTGTCCTCTATTTTGTGGTAAATTGAGTCGCCAAGCGTTGAATATCTGGGCTTCATTGGCAGTTGACCTCTAACGCTTTTTTGATTATTTCGTCTTTGTCGACCACGGCGTTGTTGAAGGGAAGGACATAGACATAAAAGGAATAATCCGAAAGCCCAACCTCCTTAATTTTTGCCGTCAGATAAGACGAAACGCTGGCAATGTCTGCCTCCATTTTTTGCCTGAGGTTTTCCTTGAATTGGGCGTTGTTGGGTTCGGCAGGCACCGAAGCCGTATAGCCAAGGAATATCCCGAATGCGGAATCTGGCTTTTTCAAGCCGGAACCTTTGGCGGGGATGATGATTTCCTCCAAGGCCTTATTGGTTTCGGCGTCGAATTCATCGTTAAGTATAGTGGTCTCTAGAAAATCAAATTCTTTCGAGACCGATGACTTGATCTCTTCAACCTGCTTTAAGGCGTTGTCGACAGCGCATTCGAGCGAATCGGTGGTGTTGGTGGCGCCGAACACCAGCTGGTTGAAAGGCAAAGAGCCTTTTTTTAATGACAGTATGTGTACCCCCGAGGAGACGCTGTCGTAAACGCCACTCTTATCCTGAAGCTCCATTTTGGAAAAGATCTTCGGAGCCCCCAAGACGCACTCCAAGAAGGAGTAGAGGATCAATTCATTGAAATGGTTTGTGGATGGGTCTTCTTTTACTCTCTTGTAGTATGCGCGAAGCGCTTTTAGCGTTAGATCTCCCGAGTCTTTCTTCAGATTGTAATTGTTTCGCATGGCACGCGAATAAATATAGCGGCCTATGTTGCTTGAAATGAAATCCTTGATCTTTTCGTAGTCGATTCTGCTGTTCGTGACATCCAGGGAATATATCCTGATGTTGCTTGGGTTGGGGAAATGAAGGTCAAGGGACTTTATTTCCGTGAACACCTCATTGAAAGGCTCCGGATCAAGGGTAAATGCCAATTTTGAATGCTTATACGTCGCCTTCGTTTCCAACTGGATGTCGTTGGAGTACTGCTTCATCCCGTTGACATAGTCTCTTGTCAGCTCTTTTATCTCGTTTTTATAAGGGATGTTTTTGACCGATGTGTTCACGTAATAATAGACATTTGCCAAAAAATCAGGAAAAGGGAATATCTGCATAGAGACGATGTCCTGCTTCGTATACCCGTCTTCGTAACCGATCACATCGTCATCGCTTATGGACGGATCGTTTTTCAAGATGTCTCTGATGCAAATAATAATCAGCCTTTGACTGGATTCGGAGAATTCGGGAACAACCGTATCCCTGATCTTGCTGACCAACTCGTTTTTGTCGCAGGTTGAGATTTCCTCATAGTCAGAGAGGTTGTTTTTGCCAGACAAAAGGGCTCCCTGAAACCTCTCGTCGCCATATCTGTCATCGGGCTTTACAGTCTCAAGAAGCGTTCTCAGCAAATTGTATTGCTTCGTGTTTTCTTTTTTTGTGTCTGAGAGAAGGCGAAGAAGCGTTCCCAAACATAGTTTTTTCACGTTCGATCCCCCTTACCGTTTATTTTCATCAAACAAAACATTCACGATATCGCCGATGTCGCAGTCCAAGACATGACAAATGCGGCCCAGCGTTTCCAGGCTCACAGATCCGCCCTTGCCCATAGTTGACATGGTGGTGGGGCTGATCTTGGCCTTTGAAGCAAGGTCTTTTTTCAGCATGCCTTTATCTATCAGCAGTTTCCAAAGCTTATTGTAAGAAAAAACCATAACTCATTCGTCTCCCTAAGAATTTTCTAATTTCATTATACCATCCAAAGCCCCATTCACAATGAAAAAACTACAAAAAAATGTAATAAAACTCCAAAAAAACTAAGCCAAGACTATTTGATGGCATTTGCCGTTTTTTTGTGCCGTCTTTTTGCGTAGTAGTGCCGAGTGCCTGCCGTTTTTATAGTGGCTTTTCCCAAATAAAATGTAGGTAGATCGAACGAGCAAGTTTGATCTGATGGTTCCTGTCTATTTCCTGCCCGATCAGCAGGGATCGCAAAAACAGACAGGGAATTCTACATAGTTCATCCATTGCGAGGCTGAGCTTAAAAATCCGAAGTGAATCAATGCTTCTGGCTTTTTCAGCTCGCCCATAAACGACTGATTTCGTCATGTATCGATTCACTTCAAAAAGTGAGGAAAATACATGAAAAACCAAGTCAATCCAAGTCAATCAGCGTCTAAGTTCGAAGACGGCGTGGACTACTCCAAGCCAAGCAAGGACCGCCCGTACTTCCTGTATGTCGACCATCTCAACATCTACGTCTCGAAGAAGCTGGGGCAGGACTACATGCGCGACTACTGGCTCGAGAAGCGAGAGGAGGAGCTGTCCCATAGGTGTCTGGTCCCATCCAAGCGCTACGGGATCAAGCGCTGCAGGGAAGACTGCTCGAAATGCCCCATATTTGGTACTAACCATGGAAACGGGGGCATCGCGAGCCTCGACAGGCTCTACGACGAGTACGAGTACGAAGTCGCGTCAGGCGACGAATCGCCCGAGGAATACGCGGTGCGCGAAGAAATAACCGACGCCATCCATAGGGAGATAGACGCCCTCGAGAGCAAAGACCTCAGGGACGTCATGAACTGCCTCCTCGACGAAATGACCATAACCGAGATCGCCGAGAAGCTGCACATCACGCGCAAGACCGCGGCGAAAAGGAGGGGCGACGCCATCGCCATCCTGAAAGAGAAGCTAAAGGACTTCATCTGACCCTACTCACTTTCGCCCTCGCTGTTCTTTAACTCCTGAAGGCGGAAAAAGCCTTCGGAAATGGAGGATACGGAATGAACGGAAACTGTAGCACATGCGAAGCGATGAACCACGATTCATTGATCGAATTATTGATCCTGATCAGCATCGCTTCCAAAAAGGCCGCCAAGCAATTAATCGCCGAGGACCTAGACGGAAAGAAAGTGGAGGTGAGGAAACATGCCAAAGATGAAAGAGCTGAATGAGACCCTGGACGAGATCATAGGGTCCGCCAGCAAGGTCGTGGAAACGGCCAAGAAGATGAAGGCCTCTTTCGCCTCGGAAGAGGAAGACTGGAACAACTACCGCGACGAGGAGCTGGCCCGCGACAAGAACGAAGAGGAACGCAAGCAGCTCCTCACCTTGGAAGAAGTCCGCAAGGTCTTAGCAGAAAAGTCCAGGAACGGGCATACCGCCGAGATCAAAGGGCTCCTCAAGAAGTACGGCGCCGACAGGCTCTCCCTGGTCGACCCGGAGAAATACGAAGACCTGCTCAAAGACGCCGAGGCGATCCAAGATGGCGGCAAATAGCCACGCTCTCCTTGGCCCCTCAAGCGCCAAGAGATGGCTCTCATGCACGCCCTCGGCCCGTTTGACGGAGTCGCTTGAGGACACCGAGTCGGTCTTCGCGGCAGAAGGGACGGACGCCCACGCACTTTGCGAGTACAAGCTTAGAAAGGCGGTGGGTCTCCCGATTCCAGAGGCTCCGCCAAAGCTCGAGTACTACTCGAAGGAAATGGATGACTACGCAGACGACTACGTCTCATTCATCCTCGAGCTGTACGAGGAAGCCAAGGCCAAATGCAAAGACCCTCTGGTCCTGGTGGAACAGTACCTCGACCTCGGGAGATACGTGCCTGAGTCATTCGGCACAGGGGATGCCCTCATAGCCTCGGACGGAACCCTGTACATAATCGATTACAAATACGGTAAAGGCGTGTCGGTCGACGCTGAGGACAATCCCCAGATGAAGCTGTATGCCCTGGGCGCCCTCGGGATCTTCGACTGCCTATATGACATCGGGGAAGTATCGATGACCATCTACCAGCCACGACTCGGGAACGTCTCGACCTTCGTTATGAAGAAGGACGACCTGTACAAGTGGGCGGAGGAGACGGTCAGGCCCAAAGCCGCCGATGCCTTCAAGGGCATAGGCGAATACCACTGCGGCGCCTGGTGCCAGTTCTGCAAGGCCAGGGCCACATGCAGGGAAAGGGCCAACTCGAACCTGAAGCTGGCCTCAAAGGACTTCGCCGATCCGCCCTTGCTCACCGATGAGGAGGTGGGGGAGGTGCTCGGCAAGGTCGATGAGCTCGCCTCATGGGCCGAGGAGGTGAAGGCCTACGCCCTGGACAAGGCCCTGAAGGGCAAGAAGTGGAGCGGATACAAAGTCGTCGAAGGAAGGTCAGTTCGCAAGTACTCAAATGAGCCGGAAGTGGCCAAGACCGTCGAGGACGCCGGATTCGATCCATACGAGAAGAGGCTCCTCAGCATCACCGAGATGCAGAAGATGATCGGAAAGTCGAAGTTCGCGGATCTGTTAGATAAGTTTGTGGTTAAGCCAGCAGGAAAGCCAACGCTTGTTCAGGAAAGCGATAAAAGGCCTGAATTCAATACCGCAGCAGCGGATTTCAAAAATGACAACATGGAGGAAAACTAAAATGTCAAACAATGAAAAAACTACCAGCTCTAAGGTCATCACCGGCAAGGATACCAGATGGAGCTACGCCAACGTGTGGGAGCCCAAAGCCATAGGCGACGGGACCCCGAAATTCTCAGTATCGCTCATCATTCCGAAGAGCGACTTAAAGACGATCGCCAAGATCAAGGACGCGATCCAGGCCGCCTACGCCGAAGGCGAGGCGAAGCTCAAGGGCAACGGGAAGACCGTGCCCGCATTCGACACCCTGAAGATGCCTCTCAGAGACGGCGACATCGAGCGCCCCGACGACGAGGCCTACGAGAACTGCTATTTCGTCAACGCGAATTCGCAGACTGCCCCGGGGATCGTCGACGCCGCCCTCAATCCGATCATCGAGAGAAGCGAGGTCTACTCCGGGGTCTACGGACGCGCCTCCATCTCCTTCTATGCCTTCAACTCGAACGGCAACAAGGGGATCGCGTGCTCGCTCAACAACCTTCAGAAGATCAGGGACGGCGAGCCATTGGGCGGCAAGGCCTCAGCGGAATCCGACTTCGCAACGGATGACGAAGATGGGTTCCTCGATTAAGAGCCTGTCCATCGACATAGAGACCTACTCAAGCGCCGACCTTGCGAAATGCGGCGTCTACAGGTACTCGGAGAGCGAGGATTTCGAGATCCTCCTCTTTGGGTATTCGGCCGATGGCTCCGACGTCAAGGTGGTCGATCTGGCAGGAGGCGAGAAAATCCCTCCTGCCATTATCGGCTGCCTGAAGGACGACGGGGTCGTCAAATGCGCGTTCAACGCCATGTTCGAAAGGGTCTGCCTGTCACGCTATCTGGGCCTGCCGCCCAACACATACCTGAATCCCTCCTCATGGCATTGCGACATGATCTGGGCCGCCTATCTCGGCCTCCCGCTGTCCCTCAAAGGGGTGGGGACCGTGCTTAGGCTGGAGGAGCAGAAGCTTGACGAAGGGAAGTCCCTTATCGCCTATTTCTGCAAGCCGTGCTATCCGACCAAGGCGAACGGCTGCAGGACCAGAAACTATTTCTACCACGACAAGGAGAAGTGGGGCCAGTTCCTTTCCTACAACAGGCGCGACGTCGTGACTGAGCTCGCGATCCAGAAGAGGCTCTCGCAGTATCCCGTCCCGGACTCGGTCTGGAAGGAATACACCGAGGACCAGAGGATCAACGACAGGGGCGTCAGGATCGACGAGGAGCTCGTCTCGAAGGCCATCGATCTGGACACGGCCTCCAAAGAAGAACTCAGAAATCACATGCAGATCCTCACCAGAATCGACAATCCGAACTCGGTCAAGCAGCTCAAGGGCTGGCTCGGCGAGAAGGGGATCGAGGTCGGGAGCCTGGGCAAGAAGGACGTGGCGAGGCTCAAGGAAGGCATCGAGAGCGGCGACATCGCAAACGTCCTGACGCTCAGGCAGCAGCTTTCGAAGTCATCGGTCAAGAAATACCAGGCCATGCAGAACGTGGTGTGCCGCGACGGGAGGGTCCACGGGATGTTCCAGTTCTACGGGGCCAACAGAAGCGGCAGGTTCTCCGGCAGGATAGTCCAGCTCCAGAATCTGCCCCAGAACCATCTGAGCGACCTGGAAAGCGCGAGGGGGCTCGTGAAGGAAGGGGACATGGAAGCCCTGAAGCTCCTTTATGAAGACGTCCCCGATACCTTATCCCAGCTGATAAGAACGGCCTTCATCCCACGCGAGAACAGCAAGTTCATAGTCGCCGACTTCAGCGCCATCGAAGCCCGCGTGATCGCGTGGTACGCGCACGAAAGCTGGAGGCTGAAGGCATTCGAGAACGGCGAGGACATCTACTGCGCCTCGGCCTCAAAGATGTTCAAGGTCCCCGTCGTGAAGCACGGGATCAATGGTGAATTGAGGCAAAAGGGGAAGATCGCGGAGCTCGCCCTCGGCTACGGCGGCAGCGTCGGGGCCCTGACGGCCATGGGCGCGCTGGACATGGGGCTCAAGCAAGAAGAGCTCGGCCCTCTGGTGAAAGCCTGGCGCGGGGCGAACCCGGCGATCGTCCAGTTCTGGTGGGACGTCGACAAGGCGGTGAGGAACGCCATAAAGACAAGGCTTCCGCAGAAGACGCACGGGCTTATGCTCATCGTCCAAAGCGGCATCCTGTTCATCACCCTGCCTTCAAAAAGAAGGCTCGCTTACGTGAAGCCGAAGATCATCATCGACGACTGCGGAAGCGAGAAGATCACATACGAAGGCGTGGGGGAGGCGAAGAAGTGGGAGCGCATAGAGTCCTATGGGCCGAAGTTCGTCGAGAACATAGTCCAGGGGACCGCACGCGACATACTCTGCAACTCCATCAACAATCTGTCGGGATTCGACATCGTCATGCACGTCCACGACGAAGTCATCATAGACGCACCTAAAAGTCTCGCTTGCGATGAGGTCATCTCGCTGATGACAAGAAATCCGAGCTGGTGCGGGGACCTGTGCCTCAAAGCAGATGGGTACGAATGCAGCTTCTACCAAAAAGACTGAGGAACTGCAGCGATTTTACAGGAGGAATCAATCAAAATGTTCACATTGTTCAGCGCCAAATGCACCGGCGTCCCAAGCAACTGCCTATATCCGGAAAGGATAGAAGTGGTCGACGCGGAGACGCTCAGGAAGGCGGTATCCCATGACTATGTCTGCGCCGAATACAAGGACAGCTACCGCAACATCAATAACTTCATGGGCTCGGACTGCCTTGCCTTCGACTGCGACAACGACCACTCGGAGGAAGAGGGGAAGTGGGTGGATGCCGATGACGTCAAGGCGGCCTTCCCCGACGTGGCCTTCGCGGTCCATTACAGCCGCTCCAACATGAGGGAGAAAGGCGGGAAGAAGGCAAGGCCCAAGTTCCATGTCCTGTTCCCGATAAGGGAGGTCAGAAGCAAGGAGGAGTACGTTGAGCTCAAGCGCAAGGTGAGCGAGCTTTTCCCGTATTTCGACAAGAACGCCATGGACGCCGCGCGCTTCTTCTTCGGGACGAGCGAGGCAAAGGCGGAGATAGTCGATGGGCGCGAGAACCTGACCGACTTCATCGAGGAGTACGAATTCGACGCCCATTTCGACAAGGGCCCGATCAGGGAAGGCTCGAGGAACTCGACCATGTCCCGCTTCGCAGGCCGCGTGCTGAAGAGATACGGCGACACCGATGAGGCGCGCGAGGCCTTCCTCGAGGAGTCGAAGAAGTGCGTCCCTCCTTTGGAGAGCGGGGAGCTCAAGATCATCTGGAACAGCGCGAGGGGCTTCTACAAGAACACCGTCCTCAAGGACAAAAGCTACGTCGCCCCGGAGAAATACAACGATCCGAACTCCTACAAGCCCGCCGACTATTCCGACGTGGGCCAGGCGGAGGTCCTGAGGGACTATTTCCAGAATGAGCTCAGGTACTCGCCGGCGACCCTTTACGTCAGATACCAGGGCACATACTGGAAGGAATCCGATCCGGGCTCCCAGGCCATCGCCCAGGAGCTCACGAGGCGCCAGCTCAAAGAGGCGGACGATCTCCTAATAAAAGCGAAGAAGGAGCTCGACGAGAGCGGCGCCCTCAGCGCCATCTCCAGCGTCCCGAAGAACAAGGTGGAGTCGGTCCTCTCCGACGGCCAGCTGAAGGTCTACGACAGATACCAGGGGCTCATAGCCTACAAGAAGTACGCCATCGACCGAAGGAGCTCGAAGAACATAACCGCCACCCTTAAGGAGGCGAGGCCGCTCCTCGAGATAGACGTTGGCGCCTTCGACAGCAACGAGTTCCTCCTCAACACCCCGAACGGGACCTATGACCTGAGGAAGGGGATGGACGGCCTCAAGCCGCACGACCCCGAGGATTTCATAACGAAGGTCACGGGCGTCTCGCCAAGCGACAAGGGGAAGGAGCTGTGGCTCGATTCGCTGAGCCTCATATTCCACAGGGACCAGGAGCTGATCGATTACGTGCAGAGCATCTGTGGCCTGGCCGCCATAGGGAAGGTGTACGTCGAGGCCCTGATAATCGCGTTCGGAGACGGCGGGAACGGGAAATCGACGTTCTGGAACTCCGTATCCAGGGCCCTTGGCATCTACTCGGGGAACCTGTCCGCCGACACGCTGACCGTGGGATGCAAGAGGAACGTGAAGCCGGAGATGGCGGAGATGAACGGCAAGAGGCTGCTTATCGCCGCCGAGAGCCAGGAAGGCGCGAGGCTCAACGACTCGATAGTGAAGCAGCTGTGCTCCACCGACGACGTGTTCGCGGAGAAGAAGTACAAGTCACCGTTCAGCTTCAAGCCATGCCACACGCTCGTGCTCTATACCAATCACCTCCCGAGGGTGTCGGCCACCGATGACGGGGTCTGGCGCAGGCTGATCGTGATCCCGTTCAGCAGCAAGCTCACCGGGAAGGGCGACATAAAGAACTATGGCGACTACCTTTACGAGAACGCGGGGGAGTACATCCTCTCCTGGATCATCGAGGGCGCGAAGAAGGTCATAGACATGGGGTTCAGGATCGCGACCCCGGGATGCGTCCAGCAGGCGATCGACGACTACAAGGAGCAGAACGACTGGTTCCATCATTTCATGGAGGACTGCTGCGAGGCCGGGCCCGATTTCCGCGAAGGCTCGAACGACCTTTACACGGCCTACAGGAACTACTGCATCCAGACGAATGAGTTTGTCAGGAGCACCGCGGATTTCTACGGCGAGCTTGAGAAAATGGGGTGCACGCGCTTCGTCGAGAAGAGGAAGCGCTACTTCAAGGGAATCAGGCTAAATGCGGAAAACGGCGATTTCACGGGCATTTTGGACTAGTCCGGATGCCAAGATGACAACCTCTACCATGTCTCTACCGTAACTTTCTCTAGGGAAGAAAAAAATAATGCCTAAGAGAAGTTATGGAAATGAGGTCGTAGAGGTTGCACAAAGGAGGAATTCAGCTGATGGCGGAAGAACAGAAACTAGAGCAGAAGCTCGTCCGCGAAGTGAAGAAAAGCGGAGGGCTGGCGCTGAAGCTCGTGAGCCCCGGAAGCGCGGGGATGCCGGACCGACTCGTGCTTATAAGCTACGGGAAGATCGGCTTCGTCGAGGTCAAGGCGAAGGGCAAGAAGCCGAGGCCGCTTCAGCTAAGAAGGCACAGGCAGCTGAAGAAACTCGGGTTCAGGGTCTACGTCCTTGACGAGGAAAAACAGATAGGAGGAATCATCGATGATATACGAACCACATGACTACCAGACGTATGCGACCGATTTCATCGAGGCGAAGCCCATAAGCGCGCTTCTTCTCGACATGGGCCTTGGCAAGACCGTCATAACGCTCACGGCGCTAAACGACCTCCTGTTCGATTCCTTCGACGCGCACAAGGTCCTGATAATAGGCCCTCTCAGGGTGGCGAGGGACACATGGCCCGCCGAGCTTGGGAAGTGGAGCCATCTGAAGGGCCTGAGAGCATCGCTGGCCGTCGGGAGCGAGGAAACCAGGATCAGGGCGCTTAGGGCCAAGGCCGACATCTACATAATCAACAGGGAAAACGTCGAATGGCTGGTGGACAGAAGCGGCGTCCCGTTCGACTTCGACACGGTCGTCATCGACGAGCTCTCGTCCTTCAAGAACTACAGGTCGATCAGGTTCAGGTCGCTGAGCAAGGTCAGGATGAGGATCAGCAGGATCGTCGGGCTGACGGGCACTCCCGCAAGCAACGGGCTGATGGATCTGTGGGCCGAGTTCAGGATATTGGACTACGGGAAAAGGCTGGGCAGGTTCATAACCCATTACCGCGAGGCCTACTTCAGGCCCGACAAGACCAACGGCCAGGTCGTATTCTCCTACAAGCCGCTTCCGGGGGCCGAGGACGCGATCTACAGGCAGATATCGGACATCGCCATCTCCATGAGGGCGGCCGACCACATAAAAATGCCGGAGCTGGTCTCCAACACCTACAGGGTCGGCCTGTCCGAAAAGGAAAGGAAGGTCTATGAGTCCCTGAAGGACGAGATGGCCATCGACATCGGCAAGGACGAGATAACGGCCTCGAATGCGGCGGCCCTCTCGAACAAGCTGCTTCAGCTGGCCAACGGCGCGATCTACACGGACGAGAAAGGCGTGAGGGAAGTCCACCAGAGGAAGCTCGACGCCCTGGAGGACCTCGTCGAGGCCGCGAACGGGAAGCCGCTGCTGGTAGCCTACTGGTTCAAGCACGACCTCTCCCGAATCGAGGGGAGGCTCAGGGAAAAGGGCATCGCCTACGAAAAGCTGGATTCCGCTTCAAGCATCAGCAGATGGAACGAGGGGAAGACGGCGGTGGGGCTCATCCATCCTGCGAGCGCCGGCCATGGGCTCAACCTCCAGAGCGGAGGGTCGACCATCGTCTGGTTCGGCCTCACCTGGAGCCTTGAGCTGTACCAGCAGACCATAGCCCGCCTTTACAGGCAGGGGCAGAGGGACAAGACGGTGGTGGTTATCCACATCATCGCGTCTGGGACCATCGACGAATACGTGATGAAGGCGATCTCCAAAAAGGAGAAGGTGCAGGATTCGCTGATCGAGGCGGTGAAAGCGGAAATAGGAGGAAGAAAGCAATGACGGCAAAGGAATACCTGTCGAGGGGGCGCGAGCTCTACCTCACGATCAAGAGCCACGAGGCCATAATCGACAACCTCAGAAGGATGGAGCAGTCGATCCCGACCCCGCAGTTCGACCAGGAGGTCGTGGACCATTCGCGGAGCCTCAGGGCCCCGTTCGAGAAGTGGGTCTGCATGAGGCTCGACTGGGAGGACAAGGTGAAGGCGGAAAAAGAGGAGCTCGTCAGCGTCCAGAAGGAGCTTGGCGATGCCATCATGAAAATCCCCGACACCTCCTATCAGGCCGTCCTCATGCTTCGCTACGTCGCCTTCAAGAACTGGACGGACATCGCCGCCGAGCTGTCGTTCTCCGACTCCTACGTCTACAGGCTCCATGGGAAGGCGCTGCTTCTGGTGGAGGTCCCGAAAGAGGATAGCCGAGTAGAGGGTGAGTAGAGTGTGAGTAGAGTTGCAGGATAGTCCCTATGCCCGATACAATGTAAAATGTAAAGATATACGGAAAGCCCTTATGGATTCGGTTCCAGAGGGCTTTTTTGATGTATCGAACGGAGGACAAGGATGGCGAAAGGACAAAGGGACCTTTATCAGGTGTGGAAGGATAACGGCGAGTTTGACACCATCGTCGCTTTTATCAAGGATTGCTACAAGAAGCTGGTCACCCAGAGGGAGATGTGCGAGCACCTCAACATATCCGAGGTGACTTTTTCCCGAATGAAGAAGAAGCACCCCGATATCGCGGCGCTTGTCGAGGCTTCGAGGCTCGATCTCAAAAGGGATCTGGTCGGGGCGCTTTATAAAAGGGCGATGGGTTATTCGACGGTCGAGACCCAGCAGATCATCGAGGACAAAGGCAAGGGGAACCAGCAGAAGAGGCGCGTCCTGAAGATAGAGAAGGAAGTGGGGCCGGATTACAAATCCATCGTGTACCTGCTAACCAAGCACTTCGGGCGCGAATACAGCGAGAGATACGAGGAAATCAAGCTTCTCGAAAAACGAATAGAGGCCGGAAAGGAGGAATGGAACGATGGCGGCGAACAAGCTGAACGTAGTGACGATGAAGACAGCGGATCTGAAGGCGTATGAGAACAACCCGAGGAAAAACGAAAAAGCGGTTGACGCGGTAGCGAATTCCATTAATTCCTTCGGCTTCAAGGTCCCGATCATCATCGACAAGAACAATGTGGTGGTCGCTGGGCACACAAGGCTGCTTGCCTGCAAGAAGCTGGGCATAGAGGAGGTCCCGTGCGTCATAGCAGACGACCTGACCGAAGAACAGATAAAGGCCTTCAGGATCGCCGACAACAAAACGGCGGAGATCGCCGACTGGGACTTCGACAAGCTGAAGGTGGAGCTGGGCTCAATAGACATCGACATGGAGCAGTTCGGGTTCACGGACCTCGAGAAGATAATGGCCCGCGACGTCCTGGAAGACGAATTCGACGAGAACGAGGCATTGCCCGAGAAGCCGTACGCGAAGAAGGGCGACGTCTTCATCTTGGGCAGGCACAGGCTGATGTGCGGAGACGCCACGAGCAAGGACGACGTCCTGAAGCTTGCCGACGGGAAGATCGCAGACATGATCTTCACAGATCCTCCGTACAACGTGGACTATGAGGGCGCTAACGGGATGAAGATCCAGAACGACAAGCAGAACGACACCGACTTCAGGGGATTCCTCCTGAAGGCGTTCAAGAACATGTCCGACGTCACGAAGCCGGGCGGCTCCATTTACTGCTGCCACGCCGACACCGAGGGTCTTAACTTCAGAGGCGCGTTCATCGAGGCGGGCTTCAAGCTCGCCGAATGCCTGGTGTGGGTCAAGAACTCGCTGGTCCTCGGAAGGCAGGACTACCACTGGCGACACGAGCCGATACTATACGGATGGAAGGAAGGCGGGAGCCATTATTTCATCGACGACAGAACCCAGGACACGGTCTGGGAATACAACAAGCCGAAAGCCAACGACCTCCATCCTACGATGAAGCCTCTTGAGCTTGTCGGGAGGGCCATCAAGAACTCGAGCAGGAAGGACGACATCGTCCTTGATCTGTTCGGCGGGTCCGGCTCAACGCTTATCGCGGCTGAGCAAATCCAAAGAAGTGCGTATCTCATGGAGATCGATGAGAGATATGTGGATGTAATAGTCAAGCGATACCTAAGATTCGTCCAGGGTTACGAAAACTCATGCCTTCTTAGGAACGGCGAAAAAATCGGTCTTGATGGTATCGCTGACTATCACATCGAAACGGACGACAAAGTGCTTTGAGTAAGCTATCAAAGTTAAAAATCGGAAATTAAGGGAGGAGACTGCAAATGAAGGTATTAACTAGCGAAATGGTGTTCAAGGGGCACCCGGACAAGATATGCGACGAGATCAGCGACTCGATCCTCGACGCGTTCCTGGAGCAGGACAGGGATTCGAGGGTCGCGGTCGAGGCGCTTATCAAGGATGACATGGTCGTCATAGCCGGAGAGGTCACCTCCAATGCCTATGTCAACGTCAAGGAGGTGGCCAAGAAGGTCCTTGCCGAGCTTGGCTATAAGGACCTGGACAAACTAAGGTTCGTCGTCAGGCTGTCGAAGCAAAGCGAAGACATCGCACTAGGGGTGAATAAGGACGGGGCAGGGGACCAGGGGATCATGTATGGCTATGCCACCGACGAGTCCGCCGAGCTTATGCCGCTTCCGATCGTCCTGGCGAGGCGAATCGCGATCAAGATGGATGAGCTGACGAAGCACATTCCTCAGTTCTTCGGGTCTGACGGAAAATGTCAGGTCTCGGTCGAATACGGCGAGGGCGACAAACCGTCGAGAGTCGGCACGATCGTCGTGTCGCAGCAAACGACCAAAGAAGCCACCAGGGAATTCTATGAGTCATTCATAATCAACGAATGCATCAAGAAGGTCATTCCGGCAGAGCTCATCGACGAAAGCACCAGGATTCTAATCAATCCGACCGGCGAGTTCGTGAAGGGCGGGCCTTATGCCGACTGCGGCCTCACGGGAAGGAAGATCATCTGCGACACCTACGGAGGAGTCGGGCGCCACGGTGGTGGTGCTTTCTCTGGAAAGGACGCGACCAAGGTCGACAGAAGCGCCGCCTACTATGCGCGCTATGTGGCGAAGAACATCGTGGCTTCCGGCGTCGCGAGGAAATGCGAGGTCCAGGTCGCCTATGCCATCGGGGTCTCGGCTCCGGTCGCCGTCAACATCGACGCCTTCGGGACCAGCAGGTTCTCGAATGACGACATCAAAGACGTCGCGCTGAAGTTCTTCAACTTCTCCCCGAGCGCGATCAGGAACGAGATAATCACCGATGACATCTGCTATTACGATCTGGCGAAGTACGGGCACATCGGAAGGACGGACATCGTTGTTCCTTGGGAAAGGACCAACAAGGCTTATGTCCTCAAGAAATACTTTAAAGACTATAAGAAATAAGGACTGCGGCGTGATCCAGAGGTTCTACCGAAGCGACAAGTGGAAGATAGCGCGTGCCATGAAGATTGCCTCCGCCGGAGGGAGGTGCGAGATGTGCGGCGGGATCGGCACGGAGGTACATCACAAGGTGCACCTCACTCCCGAGAATGTGGCCGATCCCGAGGTGAGCATCAACCAGGACAACCTCATGCTTCTCTGCAACGAATGCCACAACAAGGTCCATGGCCGATTCGAAGGGTCCGGGAAATACGGGTTCGACGAGGATGGGAACCTGGTGAAAAAGTAGTAACCATGGTATAATTCTAAAAACAATGCGAGGTTATAAAATGCCTAAAAATATTAAATCAAAAGTCTTAAAACTATTTACTCAAGCAGATCTTGATCGAGCTGAATGCGCCGTGAACGCGGACCCGACATATGGGGAGGAGGGAAAGCTGATTCGTGATGCCTTTCAGAAATTTCCATTAAACAACGATAGGCTAATCATAGCGATGAAAGTCGGCCTTATTGATGTGACGAATTCAACTAATTTATCAAGATACAAAAGCAAGATTTCTATATCTCAGCTTTCGGATTTCATCGCAGGTTTCAAGGATTTAGATACAAGAATTGAGAAAGGTGACGTAACACTCATCAAAGAGCTTTGTCAGCCACTAAAGGGAGAGAATAATATCAACCTTTTTAGTTTCTTCTCCAAATACTGCTGCTATCACAACATGTTTGTTTATGATGGCGATGCCTTTTCAATCTACGATACCATCCTGAAGGATCACATTCCCGAGTATACTAACGCAGTTAGCAAATACGGCTTGGAAAAGATGAGGGAACGAATGGACTATGAGGCATACGCAAAAACAATTGATGACATTCTTGCTAGCAACGGGATCAAATCGGAAGGGATAAGAAGGAAGTTCGATAATCTGGTTTGGTACTACAACAGGTAAACCCCCCGCCTATGAAATTGAAGCCGAGTTCCAAAGTACCGTTCGCCCCCACCTCCAAAATACGCAGGGCGAAAATTCCGGAATCCTAAAGTTTTCAAACTTGCCCATAAACTACATGACTGATGTTAAACAGCAGTATTGATGGTATAATTCTAAACAAGGAAATATGGTGAATAAAATGAAAAAAGTAATTCAAATAATCGTCTCGATTGATTATGAAACCGACGAAAGAGCTGGCTCTGTTGGATGTGATTCCATCGGAGGCACTGGCTTGGTCTTTGAAGGCGAAGATAGCACGATCCAGGATGTAGATCTTGGATTATGCGGTCAGTTTATGGCCTCGATGGACCACAAAGACATTGTCAAAGCCGTACGAAAGGCAGGCTATTTGGTCGATGATGACGTCTCTATCGAAACAGATAGTTTCTAGTTTTCGCCCAATTCCGAATTAAGTCATTTAATAACGCGATTAGTTGCTTGGAAGCACTGAGAAATCGGTGCTTTTTTCTTACTTTTGAAATCTTTTCAATAGTGAGGATTATTGACTTGCTATAGTGCGGGACAAGAGCGATGTATATGAATGCCAAAGGAGGAAAACGACATGGCAAACTACACTAAAACCCAGCTCAAGAAACGCATCGGGGAACTCAGGGAAAAGATCAGCGACCTCAGGGCTGAGCTCGAAGATCTCCAAAGCGACATCGAAGGCGAAAGCGGCGACATCGAACCATACGAGGGAAGGTCAGAGCTGACCGGCCTTCAGGAAGAAAGGCAGGGGTGGCTTGACGATGCGGCCAGCACCGTCGAGGAAGCGGCCAGCTCGCTCCAAGAAGCAGAAGACGGCTTAGACAACATCGAGTAGGAGGAACAGAAGATGGAAAACAAGACAACGCTCAGGACATGGATAAGGAACTTCACCAACGGGGCATACGACGACTCCGACAGAAGTACCCAGATCGAAGCCGGATGGTTCGACTGGTTCTGCAGGGACACATCCCTTAGGAACAAGACCTACAGGCTCGGCGGGGTGGTGAGGCAGATTAGGGACGGAGGGAAGGTGGACCTCGACGGGACATACGTGTTCTTCAAGAACAACTGCCCGCTGAACGGGCCGCTCTACGACGACTTCAGAATCTGCTCAATCGAAAACGGGAACGTCCAGCTCACGGTCCAGTTCGGCTGCTGCTGGAACGACGCCAGATACGCGGTATTCGGAAGGACCCCCGACGGCGAAGGCCACTGGGAGAAGCCGCTCTTCAAGACCGACTCATCCAGGGAGCTCGTGAAATGGCTCAACAAGCCATGGGAGGAATAGATATGGACCAGCCTTTCTTCTACCACAAGACTGATAGCTTCAGATGCTACAACGCCCATCCGGACGGCCGCAAGGTCAACGACTGCGTGGTCCGAGCGGTATGCACGGCATTCGGCAAGGACTACCTCGAAACCCGAAGGGAGCTCAACAGGACGAAGAACGAGCTGGGGTTCGAGTCTTACAGGGACCATGACTTCCTCAGGGTCTGGCTCGAGAAGCTCGGATACGAGACCATCAAGTTCAAGGCCCATGAAGGGGAGCCAAGGGAAAAGCTGTGGCAGTTCCTCGATGCGCATAAGACCGGAACCTACATCGTGAAGGTCAGGGGGCACATCAGCTGCATCAAGGACGGCGAGCTGGTCGACTCTTGGGACTGCGGGTACCTCACGATATACGGCGCATGGAAGATTAAGTGATTGACGAGACGGCCGAAGACACGACAAAAGGCGAAAAAGGGCCCACGCTTGGCTTGTGCGGGCCTTTTCAGACTGTGCCGGGTTTGCCGCCCGGGCTTCCATAGAAAAGCCGCACGGCGCCTGCTGAAAATCGCCCGGATTATTAACTTGCTATAGCGAGGAACAAGAGCGATGTATATGAATGCCGAATGGCAAGGAGGACTCAAACATGAAGGTCAATTTCACAAGGAAGCCGACGCCCGAGGAGATATACCCCCAGACAGAAGCTGTCATCGAGAAGGTCGTGAGGCTCAGCAAGGAAGAATTCGAGGATTTGATCCGAAACCCTCTCCTGGACAGAAGCTACGTCAAGGAGAACAAAGGCAGGATGTTCGAAGACGACAAGGGGTTCATGCACTGCATCTACGTCATCAGCGAAGGCTATGACTACGGCGTCCTGATCGAGAGCGAAGGCTACGACTACCCGAGGTACACAAGCTACCTTCCGGTCGAGCTTCTCAAGCTCAAGTAAAGGGAACGCAAGAACACTAGAAAAGCCCAAGGCACAGAAGCCAAGGGCCAGTCGAAGCAAAGGGCTCGCAAGGGCTCTTTTTCAGTCATAGGAGGAATTAACCGTGGAAGACAAAATAAGCGCTGAGTACGCCCGCCTGAAGGCCCTGTTTCAAAACGTGGAGCCTACGAAAGCGGAGCTTGTGGACGACCTGGTATCTAAGGCCGCGTTCCTGAAGGTCGAGCTCGACGGGCTCGAGGCCAGGGTAAGTAGCAACGGATCGGTGGAAAGGTCGAGCAAGGGCAACGTCCGCCAGTCGCTTTACTACAAGACCTACCTCCAGAGCCTTTCGGTGTACCAAAGCATAATCAGGACCCTGAACGCCATCATCGGGAAGGACAACGTCGACGAGGACGATGACTTCGACGAGTTCATCAAGGAATCCAATGAGTAACTGCCTCCTCGAGTATTACGGGAAGGCCAGGAGCGGGGAGATCGTCATAGGCCGGGAGCTCATGACGGTCCTCGAAGGCCTGGTCAAGGACCTGTCGGACCCCAGATACGTCTTCGACGAGAGGCCCGGGAACCTGAGGATAGACTTCATCGAGAAGTTCTGCAGGCACACGAAGTCCCCGTTCAACGGCAAGCCGTTCATCCTCGAGCTCTGGGAGAAGACGATCCTCCAGGTCGCCTACGGGTTCAAATTCAAGTCGACCGGCCTCAGAAGGTTCAACGAGGTCGTGCTACTCGTCGCCAGAAAGAACGGGAAGACGACGTTCGTGGCCGGGATCGACCTGGCCGAGTTCTTCCTCTCCCAAGGCGGCGTCGACATCGTCTGCGCCTCGAACACCAACGACCAGGCCTCGATCCTGTTCGACGAGATCAACAACATGAGGGAGCAGTCGCACGCCCTCTCGAAGCCAAGCCGAAGCAGGAAGAACATCTACCACATCTACTCGCCCAAGACCAAAAACAAGATCAAGAAGCTGTCGGCCCAATCGAGGAACCTAGACGGCTACAACATCGAGGTAGGGTGCATCGACGAGGTCCATCAGATGACGGATTCGAAGGTCTACGACGCCATCAAGCAGTCGCAGTCGACCAAGAAGCAGCCGCTTATCTTCATCATCACGACCGAAGGGAACGTGGTGGGTGGCTTCCTCGAGAAAAAGCTCGAGTACTGCAGGAAGATCATCAAGGGCGAGATCACCGATGAGAGGCTTCTCCCGTGGCTTTACACGCAGGACTCGGAGAAGGAGATCTACGCGAGCGAGAGGATGTGGCAGAAGTCGAACCCTTCGATCGGCACCGTGAAGACGTACTCATACCTAGAGGACATCATGAACAAAGCCAAGAACGATCTCTCGACGAGGCTCACGATGCTGTGCAAGGACTTCAACATCAAGCAGCTCGAGAGCGGGTCGTGGCTCACCTTTGACGACCTGAACAACGAGGAGAGATACGAGCTAAAGGGCCTATCGGACAGCTACGCGATAGGAGGGGTCGACCTTTCATCGACGACCGACCTCACGGCGGCGGTCCTCCTTATAGCGAAGGGCGGGAAGAAGTACGTGGTCCCGCATTTCTTCATGCCGAGCGAGGTCATCGAAAAGAGGAAGGAAGAGGACAACGTCCCGTACGACATCTGGGTAAAGAGGGGTCTTCTGACGCTCACCGAGGGAAGCCAGAACGACTTCACCAAGGTTACTGAGTGGTTCAAGGACATGGTCTACGGCCATGGGATCAGGCCCCTCTGGGTCGGGTACGATCCATGGAACTCGAGGTACTGGGTCAACGAGATGAAGGACTCGGGATTCGACATGGAGGAGGTCAGGCAGGGGGTGTTCTCCCTGTCGGAGCCCATGAAGCAGCTCGAGGCCGACCTGAAGAACCACGTCGTGGTCTACGACGACAACCCGATCCTCAAGTGGTGCCTCGCAAACACCCAGGCGAAGGTTGACATAAACGGGAACATCCAGCCCTGCAAGCTGAACTCGAAGTACAAGCGAATCGACGGCGCGGTAGCGCTGATCATCGCCTACGCGGTCCTGAACAGACACAAGATCGAATACGAAAACATGATGGGATAGGAGGTATCTATGGGGATATTCAAACGAAAAAAGAAGACGCAGGAGCCCGTGCAGGCGTTCCAGCTTCTTAACGACATCAAGCTTCCGCTGATACCTTTCGGGAGCAGCATCACCAACAGCGACGTCGTGACCATCTGCATAGACAGGGTCGCATCGGCCTGCGCGAAGCTCAAGATGAGGCACGTCAAGAAGGATGAGAAGGGGCAGCAGACCGAGAGGGCCGGGGACCTGGCGTTCGCGCTGAAGTTCAGGCCCAACGAGATAATGACGCCCTACCAGTTCCTCTATAAGGCGGTGACGCTGCTGTTGCTTAACGACAACTGCTTCATATACCCGCTCTACGACAAATCCGACTATCACCTGGTGGGCCTTTACCCGCTGAACCCTACCATCGTCGAGCCGGTCGAGTACAGCGACGGCTCCCTCTATCTGAAGTTCTACTTCCAGAAGGGGAATTCGTATCTGCTCCCCTATGAGAACGTCATACATATCAGGAGGTTCTACGGGAAGGACGAGGTGTTCGGCGGGAACTCCAGCAGCGGAAGCCATGAGGCGATCCTGAAGACGCTGAAAATCAACGATGCGCTGCTTCAGGGGATCGAGGGAGCCGTCTATTCTTCGTTCCAGATCAAAGGGCTCCTGAAGATCAACGGGATGCTGAAGGAGACGGACAAGCAGAAGCAGGTCGATGAGTTCAACAGGCTCATAAAGACGGCGCTGAAGGCCGATTCCTCGGTCATACCGATCGACGGGAAGGCCGACTATGTCCCGCTTACGGTAGATCCGAAGCTGGTGGACGAGAAGACGCTGTCGTTCATCCAGAGCAAAATCCTGGACTACTTCGGGGTAAGCCCCGAGATATTCGCCAACAGCTACGACGAAAACCAGTTCAACGCATTCTACGAGGCGACCATCGAGCCCATCGCGATCCAACTTAGCGAGGCTTTTTCATTGGGACTTCTCACTGACGGGCAGCTCGAAAGGGGAGAGGAGGTCATCTTCTTCTCCGAAAGGCTCCAATACGCATCGTGGAACACGAAGGTCGGCGCCATCGAGAAGCTCATGGGGCTTGGGATCATGTCGCTCAACGAATCCAGGGCTTTGCTGGGCCTGGAGCCGGTAGAAGGCGGCGACAAGAGACTTCAGTCCCTTAATTACGTCGATGCTTCGAAGGCGAACAAATACCAGGTCGATGAGAACGAAGATTCATCCAAGGAGGACAAGAACGATGAACAATAAAGAGACTAGGCTTGCCGAGGTCCGATTCGAGGAAACCGAAGGCAAGATGATCCTTGAGGGATACGCCATCGTATTCAATCAGGAGACGCTGATCGGCGACGAGGAAAGAGGGTTCAGGGAAACCGTAGCCCCAGAGGCGCTCGCCAATACGCAGATGAGGGACGTCCCGCTTAAGTACAACCACGTGGACTCCTTCTTGATTCTCGCTAGGACAAAGAACAAGTCTTTGACCCTCAGCGTAGACGAACATGGTTTAAAGGTCCACGCGGAGCTTTTGGACACGCACTCAAACGAGGACGTGTACAAGATGGTCCGCGCCGGGCTTTTAGATAAGATGAGTTTTGCCTTCACTGTCGCAAAACAGAGTTGGGATAGAAGCGCTAAGGTTCCGCTAAGAAAAATCGAAAGCATCGATCGACTTTACGATGTTTCAGTGGTGGACCTGCCCGCTTATGACGGGACTTCTATCTACTCACGCTCTTTAGATTTGGTGGATGCCGAGCTAAAGGCCATGGATGTGGCTAAACGTGAAACGGAAGCAGAGCTTATCAGAAACAAGATCAACATTAAAACAAGGATATAGGAGGAAAAACTATCATGAATTTAATGAAACGCAAAGAAGAGATCGAGGCCAGATTGGCTGAGATCAGAGCATCCTCTGCCGATGAGAAGGATGTCGAAAAATTAGCTGCATTCGAAAAGGAATGCGATTCTCTCCAAGAGGAAAGAACCATGATCGAGAAGAAGATGAACATCGCCTCAAAGAGCGAGTTCAAGCCTCTCCAGATCGTCGAGGCCAAAGGCATGACGACCGAGGAGCTCGAGAAACGCGGCAAGGACATCAAGGAAGGCAGAACCATCACCGTCGCAAGCGATGAGATCTTGCTCCCCGAGCATACCGGAACCGAAATCTCGCCAGTCCCGTTCGGCGAAGTGTCTACTTTGGTGGACAGAGTCAACGTCGTCAACTTAAACGGCGGCGAGACCTACAAGAAAAGCTTTGTCAAGTCAAGCGGAGATGCCGGCCTAACAGCAGAAGGCGCTCCATATAGCGAAACAGAGCCTAACTTCGGGTATTTGACCATCACCAAAGTCAAGATCACCGCCTATACGGAAATCACCGAGGAGCTCGAGAAGCTTCCAGCCCTTCCTTACCAGGCCGAGGTCTTGAAGAACATCAACACATCACTCAGAAAGAAGATCTCCCAGCAAATCCTCAAGGGCGCCGGGACTTCCAACACCTTCACAGGCATTTTCTCCTCTGAGGCAGTGGCCCTTGCGGACTCAACCCCGCTCGAGATCACCGAGATTACCGACACCACCCTTGACGATATTGTCTTTGCCTACGGCGGAGACGAGGAAGTCGAAGGCGGGGCCTGCCTCATCCTCAACAAGAATGACTTGCGCGCATTCGCCAAGCTCAGAACCGCCGAGGGGAGAAAGGTCCATACCATCGACTATGTCGCGCAGACCATTGACGGCATCCCGTATGTCATCAACTCCAACTGCAAGGCATTGTCCGATTCCGCCACGGCCGCAGGGGATTACTGCATCGCCTACGGTTCCTTGAAGAACTATGAGGTCCCTGTCTTCTCGCCAGTCGAGATCGGCAAGTCCACCGACTACAAGTTCAAGGACGGCATCATCTGCTACAAGGCTTCGGTCTTCACTGGCGGAAACGTCGTCGGCTACAACGGATTCCTAAGAGTCAAGAAAGCAGCCAAGGCTACTGAATAGCTGAAGGGGGAGGTGCATCATGGCAGCAAGGGATGAAACTGCGTTCTTAGCGACTGTTAAGAAGGCACTCATGATCTCAGGCGAGGATCGATTCGCGGACGACGAAATCACGCTTCACATCCATTCATGCGAGGTTTACTTAGTCTCTATCGGGCTAAGCGGTGACGAGGCCAAAAGCGATGACACCCTGGTCGAGTCGCTGATACTCATCTACGTCAAGACATTCTACGGCTTCAAAAGCGACGGCAGCGTCAAAGAGCTGCCTTCCAACTTTGATATTCTCGCACGCCAGCTTGTCCTGACGAGAAGCGAGGTAATCAGCCATGATTCCTAACGCCAGAAATGCATCTCTCCTCCTTCTGTCGGTCAGGTCGGTCACCGATTCGATCGGCACGAAGAGCCTCGAGGTCCTGTCAAAGAAAGAGGTCTACGGGATAATCAGGTCCATCACGACGAGCGAGTACGAAAGCGCCAAGTCGCAGGACGTCAGCTTCGAGTTCAAGGTGGTCCTGCAGGCTATTTCGTATGACGGAAGCAAGTACGCCCTCCTGAACGGCGTCGTTTACCAGATCGGGAGGACCTACATAAACGGCCAATTCATAGAGCTCTATCTAGTGACCTCCGACCTTAAAAAGGAGGAAATCAATGGATGTTGAATTGGACAGGCTTCCGGCCAAGCTTTCCGAGATCATAGAAGGATACTCGGACGGCGTTCAGCGAGAGGCCGTGGCCAGGCTCGAGAAAGCCGCGGACGACGTGCTCGGCTACGTAACCGAGCATTGCCCCAGAAGCGGATACGGAACCAACCATCTGGCGGACTCCTTCGTGAAGACGGAAGTGGGCTCCGGGCTTGGGAAGACTATCTACATCTCATCGAAATCGAAGGGAAGGCTCGTTCATCTGATCGAGCTTGGATTCAGGCACAGAAGCGGGAAGCACGTGGCGGCGCAGCCGTTCATGCGACCTGCCTATGACGCCTTCGCCCCCGAGATGATCGAGGACATAAAGAGGCTCATCGGAGGTGGGAACGCATGACACTTGAAGACATATTCGGGATTCTTAACGGCGTCCTTGAAGGCAAGGTGTTTTATGGCAGCAACGTCTATGACAACGAAACGCAAGTGGAGCTGCCGTATATCGTGTACCAGGAAATATCGAGCCGCCCGATGACGCATATCGACAACAGGGCCGTCTACTACAAGGACGTCCTGCAGATTACCTTAGTCACCAAAAAGAAGGATGTCTCGCTTGAGGCAAAACTTCAAAAAGCCCTGTCAGAGGCCGGTTTATCCTATTCATTGACTAGTGAATACAACAACCTGGACAAATCAGTCAGCAGAGCATACGAAATTACCATGGAGGAAATATAAATATGGCAAAAAACAACATTGTTACTTTCGGGCTTCGCAACGTCCATTATTCATTGGCTTCGACCGCCGATGGCGAGACTTGGACATACGGGACCCCGGTCGCACTTCCCGGCGCGCAGGAATTTTCCAGCCAATTGATCGGCGGGACCACGAACGTGAACGCCGACGATACCATCGTCCATCAACTTGTCTCGAACAGCGGCAGGACCATCACCTTGACGCTCACTGAGCTGACCGACGAATTCAAGAAGAACATATTGGGATACAAGGAATCGACCGAGGGGAATCTGGTGGAGATCACCAACGCAGCGCCAGTGACCTTTGCCTTGGGCTTCGAGATCCAAGGCGACGTGAAGGCAAGGCGAGTCTGGTACTTCCTTTGCACGGCCACGCCCGTCTCCGAGTCGACTAAGACAAAAGGCGACTCCGCGGAGGCCAATACCATCCAGCTTACGATTACGGCGCGCCCCATCAAGATCGACGACGACAACTTCACGAGCCACGCCATCGCCTATAAGGGCGACTCCAACTACGACACCTTCCTCGAAGGGGCTCCCGAGCTTCCTAAACTGAAGGCTGCAACCGGCGTGTAAAAGGGAGGATGTCACAATGGAAAAAGCAGTAAAGATCGGCGATAAAGAGTACAGGCTCAGATCATCCCTGCTCACCATCATCGATTACAAAAACACATTCGGGACCGATCTGTTCGACGACGTCACGAGGCTCAGCGTGGAGAACAAGAGCTCAAAGGACCTAACAAAGGTCATCGAGGTTCTGTTCCAGATCATCTACATCCTCAACAAGCCCTTCAACAAGATCTCCTATGAGGAGTTCCTGAGCGGCTTTGACTTCGCGATCATAACGGACAAGGACACGCTAGAGACGGTGACTGGCATCATCGGGGAGTTTCTTACGCAATCCAAAAGCAAGCCGGCCGAGCCGGCAAATCCCTAACGGTCGCAAAGACGGGCATAAGGCAACCAGCAACATCATTTTCAACCTGGCGCAGATGGGCATCCCAATAGCGGATGCCTTTTTCATCGACATCGACACCTACCTTGAGCTGCTCGATCTGTTCAACAAGCAAAGCGGGGGCGAGGGGAAGGTGGAGGCCTCGCAGAGCGACATCGACAAATTTCTAATGTAGGAGGTGAGAGATATGGCCGAAACCATCAAGGGTCTGAACATCAAACTAGGACTCGACACGACTGAGCTTGACGCCAAGCTTAAGAGCCTCAGAAGCGACTTCAAGGAGCAGCAGGCGGATCTTAAGGCGATCAACGCACAGCTTAAGTACGATCCGACTAATGTCGACCTATGGAAGAAAAAGCAAGAGTCTCTCAACTCCGCGCTGGAGGTCACGAAGCAGAAGCTCGATGCCCAGAAGCAGAAGCTGGCCGAAGCCAAGAAAGCCCTGGAGGTGGGGTCCATCGGCCAGGATGAATTCAACAAGATACAGCGCAGCGTAACCTACGCCGAGGCTGATGTCTCGCAGCTCAACAAAGAGCTGGATAACACGAAGAAGAAGATCACGGCCCTGGGGAACGTCAGCTGGGACAAGATCGCAAAGGCCGGATCGACCCTGACCAAGAGCCTGACGGTTCCCATCGTCGCGGCCACCACGGCGCTGACGACCATGTCCTATCAGGCGCTAAAATCCGCAGACGACATCGGCGACACGGCATCTAAGGTCTATATGACCGCCGAGGCATACCAGGAGTGGCAGTACGCAAGCGAGATACTTGCCGTCGATTCCGACCAGCTATTCAAGGGGTTCTCAAAGGTCAACGGAATGCTCGGAGACATCGCGAACGGAGACGTCGACGAGGTCAACGAGAAACTCAGCCTAATCGGACTAACCGCGGAGGATTTCGCGGGCCTCAACACCGAGGAGGCGTTCGAGAAGCTCAGGGACGCCCTATCGGAATGCGGCGATGAGGCTACAAGGACCGCGATCGCAAACGAGATTTTCGGGGACAAGCTCGGAAGCGAGCTGACCCAGGTCCTGTCAGCCACCTCCGATCAGATCGATTCGCTGAAGAACGAGGCCGTCGAACTCGGAATCGTCTCGAACGAACAGGCCGAGATCGCAGGCGAGGTTACTGACAATGTCAGCAGGCTCAAGCAGAGCTTCACCGCGCTTAAGACCGAGCTCGCGATGGAACTCGTGCCGGCCTTCAACAAAGTGACCGAAGTGCTAAGGGAGAAGGTCATCCCGAAGGTAAGGGAAGCCATAGGCTGGTGGGGAAATCTCTCGTCCAGCGTCAAGAAGACCGTAGCCGTCATCGCCGGAATCCTTGTCGCCATCGGGCCGGTCCTGACGGCGGTAGGCAAGCTGGTGCCCATGATCAAATCAGCCGCCACGGCCTTCACCGCGGCCAAAGGCGCAATAACCATCGCCGGCACGGCCATAAAGGCCTCCACGCTCGGATGGGCGGCGCTGATCGCTGTGATCGCCGTGCTCCTCCTGAAGAACGAGAAATTCCGAGAAATCCTTAAAAAGATAATCGGGTTCGTGCAGGAGCTTCTAAGCAAAATAGTGGGCCTCATCACGAACGTCCTGGCCAAGCTCAAGCCCGCCATTGACGTGATACTGGGGCTGGTTGACAGGGTGATCGATGTGGTGGTCGACCTTCTTGACAGGCTAATGGGCCCGATCCAGAAGATAATCGGCGTCATCATCAGCCTGGTCGAGAAGCTGACGCCGATAATCGAGACGATCATTAACGACCTCTCCGGCCTGATAGTGGAGGTCCTGGACGTCATCGTCGACCTGCTCGATCCAATCTCCGAGGCCCTGGATCTGATCATCGGCCTCGTAGTCGATTTGGTAGACGCTCTTTCCGGCCTTGTCGGCTCCATCCTGGATGTGCTTATCGGCATCATCGAGAGCATCGTCGGAGTCCTCAGGGTCGCAATAAGGATCGTGGTGCAGGTGGTCAATCTGCTTGCGAGCATCCTGAAGCCGATCCTTGAGGTGGTGATCAAGCTCCTGCAGCCAATCTTCAGGATAATCGGGGTCATCATCGACGTCATTTCCGTCCTGTTTGACGCCATAGAGCCGCTCCTCAACACGCTGCTGAAGCCGCTTTCCCTGCTTCTTGACGTGATCGCGGGCGTGCTTGAGGCCCTCGAGCCGCTGATAGAGGCGGTATGCGATGTCCTTTCGACCGTCCTCGGGCCTATCCTCGAGGTCCTTTTCGAGCTCTTGAGCCCGATCCTGGACGTGCTTGACTTCATCATCGACGCAATCAAGTGGGTGGTGGACAACATCGCCTCCGTGTTCGGCGGCGTCACAGACGAGACCAGCACGTTCTCCGCCGGATTCACTGGCCTGATGGGAGGGGCGGTCGATACGGTCTTCGGCAAGTTCGGCGATTTCTTCGGCTGGATCAAGGATTCCATCGGGAGCTTTGCCTCTTGGATCGGCGACCTGGTCGGGACTATCTCCGATTTCTTCTCCGGGGTCATCGACGGATTCTCCGGCTGGCTCAACGACACCGTCGATTCCGTCGGCGACTGGATCAGCGAAACCTGGAACAGCACATGCGACTGGTTCAGCGACGCCGGGGAGACAATCGGCGGATGGTTCGAGGACGCCGGAGACTGGTTCGCGGACACCTTCAACCTCAACGGCGGAGGCAGCCCGAGCGCCGTCTCCAACGAGACCAGGAACACCACGAACAACGTGACGATCAACACATCTTCGAGCGAATTCGACGTCGATTCGATCAACAAGGCATTAGGAGGCTCATATCTATGAGGAAGCTGTACTTAACCAATGATAAAGGGGCCTCCTTCCGCTTCGATTACGCAAGCGGGGTCCTGATAAGCGATATGTCAGGGCTCGGCTTCGAGAAAAGCTTCACATTCACCGACTACGGGAACATCTACAAAGGCCAGTCCGAGGTCAACGGGATGACGGATATTTCGCTGTCCCTCGTCTTCCTGAAAGGCTACAGGGGATACAAGGCGTTCCTCGGTTTCATCGAGAATTCGGCTGGCTTCGACCTTTATTACGAAAGCGATGAGGTAAGGTACGCGAACTGCCAGATCGTCTCGCTGAGCAAGGCGCAGCTCGTCGCCGGGGCCATCCAGTCGGAGCTGAAGATCAAGAAGCTGTCCTACTGGTTCAGGAACGTGACGAAAGAAATCCAGATAACGGTGAGCGAAGCGGGGAAGGTCTACCCTTACTCGTTCTCGTACACCTATTCCGAGTCCTACAAAGGCACGGTGTCCATCACCAACAACGGATACGCGAAGGCGCCCCTCAGGATCATCATCAACGGGGCGTTCGACAACCCCGAGATCATCGTCAGCAGGAACGGATCGGAAATCATGAAGATGAAAATCTGCTACACAAGCGCTAACGCGAAGATCGAGGTCGACGCGTTCCCGACCGACCAGAAGATCGAGATCACCGAGAACGGCGAGACGGTTAACGGGTACGAGTACCAGGACTTCACCTGCGAGAACTTCCTGTTCCTCGAGAAGGGGACATACGACATCGAGTTCAGGCCGAACACGGCATCATCGCCCACATGCACAATAACGATGGTGGAAGGGTATCTGGGCAACTGACATGCAGCTCATATTCCTGAACAGAAACACCCTGGCCTACAAAGACTTCGCGCCGATCCAGCCTGACTTCGAAATTGTGCTCGACATGGTTGTCTCGCAGAAGTCGACCTTCACCCTTAACAAAGGCTCATTGAACGCAGCGGTTGGCGACGTCGCCATCCTCAAGCACGGAGGCTTCAGCTACATAGGAATCCTCGAGGATATAATCGACGAGGGCAACGGCACGCTGAAGATCCACTGCCAGGACTTCAAGGAGCTCTTCAACATCAAGGTCCCCATCGAGACCTACAGCGGCGACCTTTGCCTCCTTCTCGCCAATAAGATAAGGCAGGCGTTCGTCGAGAACGAGGATACCAGGCAATGCCTCAACTATCTGGACATAAGCGTCAACTCGTCGGTCTCCGGGAAGCTCGCCTACGACGACGACTGCCTGATCAACATCGACGATCTGATAGAGCTTCTCCTGAAGTCCTACAACATCATCGTCAAATACAAGGTCGGCTTCATCAGGGGCAGATTCGCCTCGATCAACATAATCATCGAGGAGGTCAGCAAGGCGACTAAGCTCAGGTCCGACTTCAAGGAGATAAGGGATCTGTCGATCTCCGACTCCGACGTGAATTCGACCAACAAGATAACCTTCTACCCGAAAAAGGAAAACGAGGCCCACAAGGCGGCGATCTCGTATTACCTGCTGAAGGACGGGAGCATATCGGACGACAAGGACGCGGAGGGGAGATACGAATACGTGAATTCCACGGCTGAGTACTATTCCGACGATGACTACGAATCGCTCGGGACGAAGGCGCAGAGCTCGCTGTGCTCGGCGATCAGCGACCATGAGATAACCTTCGCCCTCAGCGTCGACAACAACGTGTTCGTGCCTCTGGTGAACGTGTTTCTTGGGTTCTACATCCAGTTCTACGCGCCGAACAAAACGTATGGCACCCTGCTGACCCAGATCAAATACAAGAAGAACTTCGACGTCTGCTACCTGACTCTGGGGGAGCAGAGGACGTCCCTCACGGACAAAATCAAACTTATGAAGAAGGGGATGGGCTCGCAAGGCGGGAACGTTTCCGTTTCGACAACTATAACCGATGTTGATGGAGGGAATTATTAATGGCTTTAGTAAAACTTACTTTCGACGGTGCGATAAACACCGCCAAGAACGACGCGATCTTCAATTATTACCTGGTGAACAAGGTCAACGGCATCTTCTATGACCTGGGCGGCAGGATATCCCCCGGCGTCTCAAACGGGAAGATAACGTTCGCCGACGGGTTCGTCTCGATCTACGGGAGGCGAGTCTACGTCGAGAAGAACACCTCGGTAACGGTCACCCTTGACTCTTCGGCCTACGGGATAGCGGTCATCAGGGCCGATACGTCGGCTAATACGGTCACTTTGGAGCTCAAGGAAGCGGCCAGCTCCTATCCGAGCCTCACGCAGACGAACCTGCTTGAGGAGGAGGGGGTGTTCGAGCTTCCGGTCTGCTATTACAGGAAGACGGCGTCGTCCCTCGCGGTCGACACCTCGCCCCTCGTCTACATCAGGACCGACAAGGACCAGCTGGATTCGGCGAAGGACGAGATCAACGGGACGATCGGCTCGAAGCAGTACGGGATCAAGACGGATTACATCGCCTACAACTCCTACTCCGATGGAAAGCACACCTTCCACCTCACGTCTCTTGCGGAAAAGGACACCAGGCTGGTGTCTTTTTACATCTGCAACAACCTCGTGACCTTCAACCTCAACATACTCGGCGGATACAGCTGCGTCACTTTCACCTACATCTATCTCGGGACTACCTACAAGGGCACTTTGACCCTGTCAAACAACATCCTGACCCTTACCGCCGGAGACACATCCCATAAGGTAAAGGGAATCTATGTCAGCTATTAGGAGGAAATAAACAATGGCAACAATCCAAATCAAACGAAAGACGTCTTCTGGGACCGGACCCTTGGTGGGGACGGGGACCATCAAGGCGGGCGAGCCTCTTATCGACCTTAACGGAGGTAACCTCTATGTCTCGAAGGCCGACAAGACCGGGACATCGAGCGCGCCGATCGCGGCCTCGGACTACATCGAGTTCTACTCAAGGGGGAACGCGGACTCCGCGATGGACTCCAAGATAAGCGCGCTCGGGCTCAAGGGCGCATCAAAGTTCGACGTCGGGACCACCGCGGGGAAGATACCCGTGGTCTCCAGCGACGGGAAGCTCAAGGCCAGCATCATCCCGCAGATCGCGATAACCGACACCTTCGTCGTGTCAAGCCAGGCCGCGATGCTTGCCTTGTCGACCGCCCTGGTCGGGGACATCGCGGTCAGAACAGACCTCAACAAATCATTCATCCTGAAGGCCGAGGGCTATTCGACACTGGCCAACTGGCAGGAGCTGTTGACCCCGACCGACAAGGTGACGTCGGTAAACGGAAGGACCGGGACGGTCACCGTCACCCTCAGCGAGCTCGGCGGGGTCTCCACATCGACTTACGACTCCCATGTCTCGAGCAATCTTCACTTGACTGACGCCCAGAGGACAAAGCTGGCGAACATGTATGTCGCTGACATCAAATGCGGGTCATCCAATGCCGCGGTCGCCTACAGCTCGACCCTCGCCGGCGTGACCGGATCATGCGTAAGCGGCGGGCTGAAGCTCTATTACGCTCTCAACTCGTCATACAACCCGGCGATCAAGTCCTATTACCTGGGCATCGACTCAAGCAAGGTCCTGACGCCGACATCAGTGATCGACGGAGGCACCTACTGATGGCCCAGACGATAGTGATAAAAAGGGGCACGAAGGCGCCCACGACATCGACCCTTACGAGGATAGGGGAGATGGCCATCGACTACACGAACAACAAGGTCTATATCAGGACGTCCGACAAGGTCATCTGCATATACCCTTCGACATCGACAAGCTAATTGAAGGAGGAAAACCATGGCTCTATTTAAGGAATTAAGCTCATCCTACGGGATCACGGCAAGCTACCATCGCGTCACCAGCGTCTCCGTGAACGCGCTGACCAAAGGGGTGACGATATGCGTCGCCTCCTACATCTCAAAGGAGAAACGCGACGAAGGCTGCGAGTTCATAGACTCGCTCGACATCTACGTCCCGTCTGACGACTACGAGAAATTCCTCGGCGGGAACGTCCTAAGCTGCGCGTATGCCTGGCTTAAGGACAACGTCGAGGGCTTCGAGGAGGCGGAAGATGATTAGCGAACTAAGGCAGAAAAGGGATCTGGTCCTCAAAAGGTTCTCGAAGCCGCAGATCTACGAGGACATAGCCAACATGCTCAAGAGCTACACGATCATGTTCATGTACTTTGGGGGATCGATAGCCTACGACTCGTACGACGAAAGCGTATCCGACACGGACATCAACGTATTCGCCGACGGGTTCGAGGGCTACATCCACACCTCGTGCGCGGATTTCGACCTATTCATATACGGCAAGGACTGCATGATGAAAAGGCAGAAGGCCGATCCTTCGATGAGCGAGTACAACAGGCTCTTCATCGACGACAAATGCAGGATAGACGACACGCTCATATACCTGAACCCCGGCTACCAGAAGGAATACGACGAGTTCGTCGGATACGACATCACGGCCTCGCTCCCAAGGTATCTTGATTCCGTCTACAGCTACTTCATGTTCCTCTATATCGACAGCGAGGTCCCTCTCAAGAGGTTCTACCACGTCATCAGGATAAGGGGGCAGCTCGAAAGCTACAAGGAAACGGGGAAGTACGACACGGCGATCCCAGATTCATACAAGGCCGAGATGCTCAGCTTCAAGAAGAACTACAGCGGGGCTGTCGGCAGGGAGATCTACAGAAACAAGATCGGAGGCTATCTTGCGGAGATAAAAGCACTGAAGGAGGGATTGGAAAATGACGGAAATTGAGATAGTGCTCACGTTCATCAGCGTCCTCGGGACCCTGTCCAGCATCCTTTTCGCCTACCTCGCCTTCCACCGAAACTCCAAGGTCGATGAGAAGAAGGACGGGAAAAGCGAGGGCGTGCTCCTCTCCGACGTCGGCTACATCAAGTCTTCAATCGACAGGATAGAGAAGTCTTTAGACAAGCTCCAGGCCAAATACGACGACCTTCACTCAAGGCTCATCCTGGTCGAGGAGAAGGTCAACCATCATATCGCAGATTCGAACATTCACAATCTAGGAGGAAAAGAACATGAATGACATTTTACTGAACATTCTGAGCGTCGTCGTGACGGCGGTGGCCGTCCCGCTCATCAGCCTGCTTGGATCGAAGCTCGTCCAATGGATAGGCACCAAGGTCAAGGACGAGAAGACGGCCGCCTTTTTATCCAAGGCCTCGGAAATAGTGCTGAGCGCGGTCAAGTCCGTGTTCCAGACCTATGTCGGTTCCCTGAAGAAAAGCGGGAGCTTCGACGCCGAAGCCCAGAAGACCGCCCTTAGCAATGCGACCGAGATCATCAAGTCCCAGCTCGGGACGGACCTGACCGATTACATCAAGGCCAACTACGGCGACCTCGACAAATGGATCACGACCCAGGTCGAGGCTACAATCGACACTTTGAAGAACGCATAGAAAGAGCCCTGATAGCCAAAAACTATCGGGGCCTTTTTTATTCTCCTGAGATGTTAAATTTGGCCATCAGTACTCTTGCGCGAAAGTGATATACTAAGAAAGAAATGTGAGGGAAAACCTTATGAAAAAAGAATTATTAGGTTTCTTCGCTATATCATTGTCGCTCTTGCTCTCCTCGTGCGGGGGGACTCAATCGTCGTCCGGGACAAGCTCGGGCAAGAACGTGCCGATCTACCAAGGAATGACGATGGAACCCGTCGCGGCGCAAATAAACCAGGCCCGGAGGGAAGCCGAATCGTCAGGCGAGGCCAGCTCGTCCTCAACGGACGGCTCATCATCATCGTCAGACATTGGTTCATCGTCAGATGCAGGTTCTTCGTCATCCAGCTCATCGAGCGAGTTGCCTTCGGCAGACGATGGGGGCGTCATCTATTATGGGAAGCGGGGGGCGAGCGTCCTGATCGACGTTCATGTTCTCAACCCGAGTCAATACGAGATACTATCATTCACCCTCAACGGATATAAGTATCAATCATACCAGTTTCAGGATGGGTCCGACTCGGAGAACTTATACCTCAAGGTGAACCTTCCTGAGGACTCCGGATACGCGAGCTATTCCATCGACGCCATAAAATACATTGATGGGACCGAGACGAAGGACGCCAACATGTCAGAGGCGGCCAAGACGGTGAAAGCGGGGGTCACCTACGATACGATCCCGTCGGCCGACGTTTCGTCCGTAAACGCCGGATACGTCGACTACTCATCCTCGGTCTACCTTCTCGACGAGTCGAAACTGGTCTCCGACAATGGATTCAAGGCCCATCTGTCCGACGCATATGGCGCGGAGATATCTGAGAAAGAATTGTCGGTAGGAAAAAATGACCTCTCCTTCTCGGGCCTCGAGATGAACGCCAATTACACCTGCACGATCACGGCCACCTGCGACATCCTCGACGGGGCCGGCGAGACCGACCTCAAGATATACGAATCCCCCTTCGTCACAAAAGAGGGCGTTTCCATAGAGACGCTCGAGCCATCGAAGACCAGCGTGTCATATTCCATCTCCTCAAAGATCCAGGACCTTTCCGTCACCTCAGTGGCCGTCACGGACTCCAGAGGCGACATAGCCGGCACATCAACGGAAAAATCAGACATTATCAACGGCTTACTGACAAACAACGATTACAAGCTCAAAGCAGATTACACCTATGGGGCCCATTCCGGCTCCGTGAGCAAGGATTTCGCGACTCTTTCCAATGCCGTCCCGTCGTTCTCGTTCAAAGACGTCGTCGCCTCGAAGACCGGCGTCGCCTTTGGCTATGAATTCTCCGACGGTGACGCAGTAGGCAGCCTGAAATCTATAGTTCTCAAAGACGGCGGAAGCGCGGTCGGGTCGATCGCGAACCTCAGTTCGTCCGGTAATTCATTCTCGGGGCTTCTCTCCAACCACGAATATTCACTTGAGGCCACATGTTCATACGATTTGGGCGATGGAAACGGGCTGTCGTCAAAGACATTTGATTCAACGTTCCGCACAGGAGCTAAAGTAGCCCCGGTTATAGCCATCCAAAACGTCGACCCAGGCCAGGCGTCTGCAACGTTCGAAGTGGCAAAGACAGACGACGACGCGATATGCACCATCGATTCGGTCTCCATTTATAAAGGCGAAGCGCTCAAGGAGAAAGCTTCCGACATCTCGGTTAGAGCTTTCACCGGGCTTTTGTCCGACAACTCATACGATATAAAAGTCGAATACTCATACGATCTGAATGACGGAACTGGCAAAACCACCAAAGTGGCCGCCAAATCGTTCAAGACACTCTCCAAAGCCACTCCGACCGTACTGATCGACAACGTCACACCGACCCAGACATCGGCCTCGTTCTCATTGGACACGACCGACGCGGACGGGGTCCTCAGCGTCAAGTCGATCGCCCTGTACAAGGGCGAGACCCAGGTCGAGATAGCGGATTCTACTGCCGTTACCTCTTTTGACGGTTTGCTTTCTAACACCACATATACAATAAAAGCCGCATATTCGTACGACCTGAACGACGGCAAGGGCGCTATCGAGATGGTCTCGAGCGAGTCGTTCACCACGATTGCCAAGGCGGCACCAACAATCTCATTTGAGAACGTCTCCAAGGGCGAGACATCCGTGTCGGGGCAGCTCGCCATAAGTGATGTCGATTCAACTTTATCGTTTGGTGATATTGGGTTATACAGTGGTGGCTCTTTGCTGAAGTCATCGTCTGGAACCAGCTTCTCTTTTGATTCGCTTTCGGCATACACCCAGTATTCCGTCCAACTTCCATACTCATATGACCTTAACGACGGGGCCGGGAAGCACAACGAGACGCTGAAGAAAGACATAAAGACCGACCCGCATTTCGCCTTGACTGAGACTACGGTAATCAACACATCCGCCGTGAGCGAGGGCGAAACCATTGTCCTGCAGGCATCTTTGGAAAACCCGCAGAAGGCTACGACCATATCGGTGGAGGTCAATGGCAGGGATTATGCAGTATCAAGCGCTTCGACCACGAGCAAGATTCGTGTCGAAATAATCGACGAGGGCCAATTCGAGGGCGGCGAAACCGAGCTTAAGATAGACAAGATCAGCCTGAGTTTGGATGGCAATTCGTATGAGGTGTCATCAGATTCAAATAACAAAGGCAGCATATTTGTTAATGGCGCGTTGTCTTTAAAAAATCTAAGTTTTTGCAAAAACGATGGGCTAGAGTATGTCGAAAGTTCATATTTCTTACCTGGCGAAGACGTTTATTATTTAGTTACTATCGCCAACAAGACCGGATATGACATAGACTCCATTATAATTGGTGGAACAACCTACTCTTCCAGCGACATCATTTCAATCGATGATAATCACAAGGCAATAAAATGCGTGTCTTTTACAGGCGAAAAGTGCGTTTCCATCTCATCAATTTCTTATTCAAATACTTCATTGTCAAAGACGATTTCTTCTTCAAAAACCGCTTTTTGCTATTCGTTGGCCTCATCGGATACAATTGAGATCAAGGACAAAAACGACTTGTTGAACATGAATGGCGGCTGCCTTTATTCTTTGCAAAATGACATTGATTTGTCAGGATCGGAATGGGTCGGCGGTGATTTTTCCGGTGTTTTTGAAGGCAATGGTCACAGTATTAATAATTTAACTGTTGTAAAGACGGTAGAAGATCAAAATTTGGTGTCCGGTCTTTTTAAATCCGCAAAGGGAATTATTAAAAACCTGACAGTAGCAGACACCACGATTATATGCACAATTGAGACGAATGATTCCAGCTCCCATTCTGCTACGGTTGGCGCTTTTGCCGCAACGTGTAACGGTCTGTTGCTTGCTTCATGCTATTCAAAAGACAATTCAATCTCCATCACTAACAACACTGACCAATATGCGCTTTGGAACGGAAACGGTGGCTTCGTCGGCAATGCCACAAATCTTTTCGTGAGAAAATCCGAAGCCACAGGAACGATAAGCAACTCTAAGGCGTCGGTTGGCGGAATAGCGGGACTGGTTAGCCAGTTCTTCACTTGCGAAGACACCATTGTCGATATCACTGGAACAGGTGGCATGTGCGCTGTTTCCTCTACTTTTGGATTCTCATCCGGTTGCACAATGGAGTTCACTAGATTTATTAACGCGTCCAACAATACCAAATTTGGAGGCTGGCTATTCTCTACAGGCATTATTAATGTTTGCGATTCTCTAAACTTGAGCAATGGTGGATTTGATAGCTTGGATGGGACGCTTTCGATCATAAATTCATATTGGACTCAAGCAAACGACTATGGATTCGTAGTGAAAGGATTGGATTATTTCGGCAAAGACTTCTTTCAAAAGACGTTATCCTTTTCTTCTGATGTTTGGGTACTCGAAAACATAGACGTTTCTAGTGGCGTCTACCCGTCTTTAGTCAATTTTCCCACTGACTGATATTGGCTTTTATACAATATTTAATCTACTCATTTTTAGGTTTACCTATATCGATTTTTTGAATGACTATAAAAGCCATTGATTCTTCGTCTATTAAAAAAAACTTCATATAGTGGAGAATAGTGTTGCTAACTTTTAGTCGAATCCTGTGTATTTTGGGATAGAATATTCCTGCCAAACTAATTGGGGTTGGCGGGAGAACTATCCGATTGTTAGTTTGGCGACTCCTTTGGATAGTTCTTCCACTAACTCCGTGACAAGGAGTCGCCTTCATGCCTAAAAGGAAGAGTCTTTTCTGCTGTGGTTCCGTTTTGGATGGGAAGTCGGTCGATGAATCCTACATAGTTGCCGACCGGAAAGTCCGCGATGAGAAAAAGGACAGGAGGTTTTCGGTTGCTGACAAGAGCTCAATGACCGTCAGGGAGATTCGAGAGCTTCTCTGCCCCGAATGCCAGTCATCGGAAATAGTAAGATCAGGGAAAACCGGCGGCGGTGCCCAGAGATACCGGTGCGGGAAATGCGGTCATGTCTTCGTATCATCAGAGGGGAGGAATCTCTTCTCCGCCAAGCTTTCGCTGAAGGAACTTCTGTCCCTGATGCGCGGCATACTTTCCGGAATGACGCAGAAGCAGCTTTGTGTCTCCATCGGAATATCGAAGAAAACCGCCATTCTATGGCAGCAGAGGGTCTTTGCCGTAAGCAAATCATGGGTTGACGGCCAGACTCTTTCGCATCATGTCTGGATAGACGAGGTCTACTTCCCGCTGACAGCGTCCGGCGAAGAAATGAAGAGAATGAAGAAGGCTAAGATGGCCGGGCTCAGCCGTCTTCAGGTCTGCTGCTGCATCGGCGCCGATGACAGGGGCCACCGCTTCGTCAGGGTGGTCAAGACGGGAAAAATCGACATGCTTTCCGTGCTTTGCTGCTTCTCGAACCGGATAGAGAAGGGAAGCCGACTTACCCATGACGGTGCAAAGGAGCACAGACGGCTCATTGAACGGCTGAAGCTTCGCCGGAGGGCATATCTGTCTACGGACAAGTCCGAGAAAGCCATGAAGGCTATGATGGCGATCAACAACTACAGCGCACTGCTGAAGAACTCGATGAGGAAATACTCCGGTACTAAGACTGGGAACCTCGAGGATAGACTTTGCTTCATCACCTATAGAGCATGGATTTTGAAGAAATTCGGGCTCATGCTTGGGAGCGAGTTTCTGCTTTCAAAGATAGTAAAGTCAGAGAAAACAGTGTTTTCCATAAGAAAAGCGAAGAAAAAGCACATGAATGTCAAAAAGTTAGCAACACTATTCTCCACTATATGAAAAAAACTTTGACTCTTTGAAATAAAGTGGGGAAAATTGGGGAATTCCAAAACAACTCACTAAATCTATGAAATATAGTGGGGAGACTTGAAAAGCGATTTTCAAGTCTCTTTTTTATTGGCTTTTGAGTAGGTCAGGATAAGCATCGAGCGTTTACGAAACCTCTCGAAATTTCGATATCCATAGGCTGCCTTAGTTATTGATTTAATGTGATTGTTGATGTTTTCGGCGACCCCATTGTGGTAGCGGATATTGTTTTGAGTTTTGCTAAAAGCATTGGCGATTTCGACTCTCCATTTATGATATGAACGGCCGACTTCTTGGATGATTGGAGACAAGCATTGGATTAGGTTTGAGCTAATCCGTTGCAGGAATTTTAGTGCTTCATCAAAGGTATATCGATCCTGGTAATTCATCAAGTCCTGAAGTGTGTTATGCGCGGACCAAAGGGATTGGTCGAGTTGAATGCATCGCTTCAACAAATAGTCGTAATGAAACATCTCGCCTGTTTTTTGGTAGGTATAAAAACGGTCCGGGACTTTGCTGTAGCGGCATAAAAAGAGTTTCCAGTTCTTTTTCATGAAGTTATATTCGGGGGAATCTTTTCGGGTCAAGAGATTCATCGTGCGGACCCTGACAACATTGATGGCCGTGGTCAATAAACGAATGACGTGGAACATATCGACGATGTGGGTCGCACCGGGGAAGTAGGTATGAATGGCTGTGGAGTACCCGTCATACATGTCGGAAATAGCGATTTTGACCTTATTTCTCTCGAAAACGTTGATTTTGGAGAAATATTCTCGTAAGTAGGGCATTTGGCGGGAGATGATGATATCGACGATTTCGCGACGGTGAAAATCATAGATGATACAGACATATTTAGAATCGGCATCGGTTTGGAAACGAATCTCATCGATGCATAAAACTTCGGGCAAATTGCGGCGAGGGACCACCTTAATTTTCTCGTCAAAGATTTGGATGATTCGGTTGACGCTTAATCCATATCGTTTAGCGATGTCGGAGAACGTTATCTTGGCGGTGAACTCTTTGCATATAAGCTGTAATGTCTGATTGCTGGTTTTCGAATAGGGCTCAATCCCATATAACGGCGGGGTGAACGTCTGACCACAGGAGCGACATTTGAAGCGGACCTTTTTAACACGGAGAATATCGGTGATGTGATTGGTTTCCGAGCAGTTGATCTCAGCGGTGAAGTAGCCCTTGATGTAAACTTCGGGAGAGGAACATTTTTTGCAAGGCACTTTATCTTTGATCTGATCCACTTCATAGATAAAGCCATGTTCCGTTTTAATGGGCTCATTCACACGATTCACGAAATTGCTTGGATCCAAGCCAAGCCTTAAAAGCAACGAATTATAATCCATATAAAAACTCCTTTATAGACCTTAAACCAAGTATACAAAGGAGTGATGAAGTGACCAAATCTATGAAGAAGAGTGGGGAATGATTATTTTTTGTCCCCACTTTATTTCAAAGAGCCAAAACTTTATTATTACGCATTCGATAAACCGTGCGCAGCTAATAAAAAAAGAAAAAAGTTGCTACTAGGTAGTAAAAGCAATTCTTTGGAAAGTTTTGGTAAAAAAACGTCTTTAGACCCCTATATGTATATAGAGGGACATTTTCCTGGAAGGAGATAACCATTATGTCTAGAAAGCTGAAAATCTACGAGCAGTCCATGGGCGGAGGCAATTACGCGCCGGTCCCGACCATCATCCTGAAGGGCCAATGGCTTAGGGAAGCCGGATTCGCAAGCGGCGAGTACGTGGAGGTCGTCTGCGAAGGCGACAGGATAACCCTGACCAAGACCGCAGCCCCCGAATCCGCGTCCAAGAAGTCGCTGGAAGACAAGATCAGCGGCCTCAGCGAAAGCCAGAGGAAGAAGATCTCCAAGGCGATCGACGCATTGAAGGAAGACTAGGCTCAGAGCCTGCATAGATTCCGCAACGCCTGCTTTTTGAGCGGGCTTTTACCCGTTTCCGCCCTCGCTGTTCTTTAACCCTTGAAGGGAATCTTCAGGAGGCTGGATCATGGCGGACGCAAAAGAGAAGATATTTGGCCTCAGGGCCAAGGGATATGGGGCGAAAAGGATAAGCAGGGAGCTTGGCGTCTCCCTGAACACCGTCAAATCGGCCATCAGAAGATCCAGCGGGGAAACCGAGGCTGCCGGCTCCTGCAGGAACTGCGGGAAGGAAATAGACAATTCCGTCGGGCACAGAAAGGCTTTCTGCTGCGACAGATGCAGGAGCGAGTGGTGGAACAGGAGGAGGAAAGGCCTCACCGAGCCGAGCGGGGAGAAAAGAGTCTGCGCATACTGCGGCAGGGAGTTTTCGTCATACTCGCACAAGGGCCAGAAGTACTGCTCCCACGAATGCTACATAAAGGCCAGATACCGCGCCAAGGAGAACGACGATGGGGAAAGATAGGCTCGCGGGGTACGAGTCCTATCTGGCGGCGATCGGCACGCTTAAGTCGCTCATAAGAAAAGGCATCCTCGAAGAAGGGGACTATTCCAGATTCGAGCCGAAGATTGCTGAGAAATACGGGCTCGGTATCAACAGCATCTACAGAAAAACCCAGCTTGATAAAATCTCCTTTTAGAGCGATGTATATGAACGGAAGGAGAACGACAAAATGGATACAAAAATCACGAAGATACAGGCATTCCCAGAGATAAAGAGAAAAACCAGGGTTGCGGCCTACGCGCGCGTCTCGTCCGGCAAGGACGCCATGCTCCACTCCCTCTCCTATCAGGTCAGCTACTACAGCAACATGATCCAAGGCCATGACGGCTGGGAGTTCGCCGGGATATATTCCGATGAGGCGATATCGGGTACCAAGGTCGACAGGGAGAATTTCAACAGGATGATCGGCGACTGCAGGGCCAAGAAGATCGATCTCGTCATAACCAAGTCCATATCGAGGTTCGCCAGGAACACGGTGGTTCTCCTCGAGACGGTCCGAGAGCTGAAGCTCCTGGGGGTCGACGTCTATTTCGAGGAGCAGAGCATCCATACGCTGAGCGGCGACGGCGAGCTGATGATATCGATACTGGCGGGATTTGCCCAGGAAGAGGCGAAATCAGTCAGCGAGAACATGAAATGGCGAATCAGGAAGAACTTCCAGGAAGGGCAGATCTGGTGCGCCACCTTTTTGGGCTACAGGATGCGGGACCGAAAGCTAGTCATTGAGCCCAAGGAAGCCGACACGGTAAGGCTCATATTCCAGCTCTACATCGACGGCATGGGCTTCCAGGGAATCGCCAAAAGGCTGACAGAGCTAGGAAGGCTGACGAGATTCGGGAACGCCAAATGGGACATGGGCTGCATCAGGGTCATCCTGAAGAACAACATCTACATGGGCGAGCTTCTGCTCCAGAAGACATACAGGAGGGACTACATCGAGAAGCGATCGTGGGCGAACGACGGCTGCCTTCCCAAGTACCATGTCGAAGGAAGCCATGAGGCCATCGTCCCAAAGGAGACCTTCATGGCGGCCCAGGAGGAAATGGCGAGAAGGACAAAGAGGTTCCATTCCAACAAAGCGAACAAGGAGGAAAACCTGTTCAAGGGGAAAATCAGATGCGGCGTGTGCGGCTGGTCATATATAAGGAAGAAGAACCACGACAAGTTCGTCTGGACCTGCGCAAGGCGCAGCAACGAGGGCAAGTCGTCCTGCTCCTCGAAGAACGTCCCCGAGGAAGCGCTGATCGAGGGGTTCAAGGAAGCCCTCAGGACAGAGTCGTTCAGCAAGGGCTCCTTTGACGAGAGCGTGAGGCAAGTCGTCGTCTACCCCAACAACCTGCTCGTCTATGAGCTGAGCGATCGGGAAAAGGCCGAATACCGATGGTCGTACAAATCAAGGTCCCTATCGTGGACCGACGAGATGAGGCGGAAGGCCAGCATCAAGACGAAAGGGCAAAAGGAGGCAGAATCATGCCAAAAGTAACGGTCATACCGCCGAAGATCAATCCTTCGACGCATCAGCCTATCGCCTCCTCCGGCCTAAAAAGAAGGGTCGCAGGATACGCCAGGGTCTCAACCGACAGCGACGAGCAGTTCACCTCATACTCGGCGCAGATCGACTACTACACGAAGCGAATCAAGTCCAATCCTGAATGGAGCTTCGTCAAGGTCTACACGGACGAGGGGATCTCGGGCCTCAACACGAAGAAAAGGACCGGGTTCAACGAGATGATAAAGGACGCGCTCGGCGGGAAGATAGACCTCATCATAACCAAGTCGGTGTCCAGGTTCGCGAGGAACACGGTCGACAGCCTCGTCACCATAAGAAAGCTCAAGGACAAAGGGGTCGAATGCTACTTCGAGAAGGAAAACATCTACACGATGGACTCAAAAGGCGAGCTGCTGATAACCATAATGTCCTCGCTCGCCCAGGAGGAATCGAGGTCAATATCCGAGAACGTAACCTGGGGGCAGAGAAAGTCGTTCAGCGACGGCAAAGTCCACCTCGCATACTCCAGCTTCCTCGGCTACAGGAAAAACGAGGGCGGGAAGATAGAGATAGTCGAGGACGAAGCCAAGACGATAAGGCTCATCTATTCGCTTTTCATCGGCGGAAAGACCCCGGCCTCGATATGCGGGGAGCTCGAGGGAAGGGGAATCAAGACGCCCAGGGGACTGAGCAAGTGGAGGCAGTCGACGGTCCTCTCGATACTGAAGAACGAGAAGTACAAGGGGGACGCGCTCCTGCAGAAGAGGTTCACGGTCGACTTCCTCGAGAAGAAGCTGAAGAAGAACGAGGGAGAGGTCCCTCAGTACTACGTCCACAACAGCCATCCGGCGATAATCAGCCCCGACGACTGGGAATCCGTCCAGCTCGAGCTTGCGAAAAGAGCCTCGCTGAAGGGCTACCACGTCAGCACCGACCTGTTCCTCGGAAAGGTCAAGTGCGGGGCGTGCGGGGCGAGCTATGGCCCAAAGGTCTGGCATTCGACCTCGGACAAATACAGGAGGGTCATATACCAATGCGACGAGAAGTTCTCCGACGGGAAGAAAAGGTGCAGCACGCCCCACCTCAGCGAGGGGCAGATAAAAGAGCTGTTCCTCAAGGCCTACAACTCGCTCGGAGACAGGAGGGAGTCCGTCGTCGAGACATGCGAACTCATAATCTCCGAACTGAGCGACACCAAGAGAATAGACGACGAGATCAATGACCTCGGCACCGAGATCGACGTGGTGTCGGGGAAGGCGAACAAGATGGTGGGCGAGAACGCCTTTAAGGCGCAGTCCCAGGATGAGTACTTGGCGAAGTACAATGCGCTCTGCCAGAGGTACGATTCATGCAGGAAAAAGGTCGACGAACTTAATGCCGAGAAGGCGAAGAATGCCATCAAGGCGCAGGAAATCTCAGACTTCAGGAAAACGGTAGAAAGCCATGGCGAAGCAATCACCGAGTGGGACCAAAGCCTGTGGAACGCGGCCCTTGAGGAGGCGCTGGTCCATAGCGACAACACAATCGAATTCAGGTTCTACTCAGGTGTTTCCTTCATTGAGAAAATAATCTAAAAGCACTACGAAAAGACTCCAGATCTTCGTGATACTGGAGTTTTTTATTGCAGAGAGAAATTAGAGGGGGTGCACCCGTTAAACGGATAAAGGGTAGGGGGTGCACCCGTTAAACGGCTTTTATGGTAGGGGGTGCACTTTGTATTAAATTTGTCGTGCGGTTCCATATGAACGATATACGGATTTTGCAACGAAAATATCCAGACATTGCAAAACCCGTTTTTCTTTTTAATTATTAATAATTAATTTAATCAGCTCTTTCGTGCATTCAATCGTTCATGATATTCATC